CCCAAAATCGGTTAGTCGGAACTGGTTTATCGTTACCGATAAAAACAAGTCCGTTTCGCCGCGCCATTTCGAGTGCATAAATCAAACTGTCACTTAAATCGGGCGAGTATCCTGTTCTCTTTTTAAGATCATCCTTAGTTTCAATGGCGATCTTTTTGTTTTTGAGAGTATAGCGACGAAGGCAAAGTTCCCTCGCCAAGTCAGAGTTTGCATCAATTCCAAAAAGAACCCTGCTTTTGAAAGCGTGATAAGCTGAGTAATAATACTCAGATACAAGACGATCATAAACATCGCTACATGGTCTTCTGTCCACTTCTGCTGCGATTCTATCGGTGGGTTTACCCATAGATGAGATAAGCGCAATTGCTGCGCCTGTAGAGTCAGTGCGTAGCCATTCACGAATGATAGCTTGTCCAACTCGACCACCATCACCAGAAACGTCCATGCCGAATTTAGTAGGTTTAACACCAGCGGTTCTACACAAAGAAACAACCTCAGTAGCAAGTTGAATCTCAAACTCGGCAGCAGCGTTGGCAGAGAGTTGGATTACCTTCTGACTCTCAAGCCACATAACACGATTTCGAGTTCCGCGAACAAATCCAAGTTTAGCAATGGTAAGAACGCATCGGTCACCACCAATTGTAAATGAAGTGTCAAAGCCTGCTACTTTAGTGAATCCTTCAGAATCCCAAATTGGTTCTTCGTTTGTATCGGCATTACGAATCAGATCAGAAGTAATTACAGTCTGAATAAAGCCAGACTTCGGCCACCAACCGATAGCGTTACGAACATAGTCAATAGCGTTCTCATCACCATAACATTGTTTAAGCATGATTTCCTGCTTCTTCCTATCCATGAGGAATGGGAATGGAGATGGTTCATCTGGGCGAGCATCGAAGTTAGGAGACTTCATGCCGTTATAAAACAAACAGATTCCAGTTTCAGTTTCCCAATTCATCAAATCAGGATTCACTGTATCGAAATTAGATTTACCCTTTGGCATCGCCCAACGTGTATGTGGGTTATCTCCCGCTGATGGGTTTCCTATGCCAATAAAAGTAACATCGTTATTAGCTGAAAGGTTAACGCGAGCGGTAATTGCTCCTAATTCCATTTCTGGCAACTCGTCAAGTGCCAAGCGAACTCGGTCATTCTTACGACCACGGGTAGTATCAATGGCCTTTTGACCTTCGTTACCTGATTGAAATGCAAGTGCTTTTATCGCATTACGATAATCTTTATCTTCATCGTTAGATGCTCCACCCCAAACAATCATATGGCGATAGTCAATAAGTTTGCCGTATTGAATGCGAGCGCACTTCCAAAGTTTAGAGATGATACCCCAGATACGATCTTCAGATGCACCGAGAGTAGTAGTAGCAACCCATGCTGAAGTGCAGTGCGGAGCAGAACACCAGTCAAGATAAACCCAAAGAGCAACTGGAAAACTTTTGCCCATCGAAGCTGCTCCAGCCAAACAAACATCTGTATTGTTACAGAGTTCTTCAAGTGTTCTAAGAAGTTGAGTATTGGTGTATCCTCTGTTGTAGATAGAAACCTCAGTCGGCCATTGAAGTTTAACAGCATTAATAAAATGCTCTGCTGGTGTAAGTAACTTAAAATCTTTTAGGTTAATATTATGTTTGATGCAGTAATCTTTTCCATACTCACCACGGGAAATAGCATAACAATAAAGCTCAATTCCCAATTCATCCATGTCCTCTGAAAATTTAATACCATATTTTTGAATCCCTTTGCTTGAAGAAAAAACTCTTGACATATCAATAAGAAAATATATTTTCAGTGAAAAGGCAAGATGAAACTGAAAAACAAAAATCTCGCACCAGTCGGTGGTTGGTGGTGGAAATATGAGATAAAGCGTAATGGCGTTGTGTATCCAGCTATAGTTTATGGAAGCACATGGAATAGTCTTCTTCAGAATATTCAAAAAGATTACCGATCCAACGGGGTTGAAATTCCAACTAACATCGAACAAATGGTAGAAGATCAAACCTGCCAGCGGCAACCCAGTGATCGTTGTTGGTATAACGATGGGCTTGGTGATCGTATCGCTCAGGCTATACACACAGTAGCGGCAGCTACAGACAAAGTTTTAGGAACTAAACTTGAGCATAAAGCTCGCGGATGTAGTTCATGTAACAAACGAAGAAATGTTTTAAACAAAGTGTTATCGTAAACGATAAAATGGAAACCATCATCAAACATAAACGAGGGGATGTCCGCGAGGATGGGATGGTGTTTTGGGCTTTAATTCGTAAACAAGGATATTGGGTTTCAAAAGAAAAATTTGAAGAAAATAAAAAACATCTCAATGAATGGTCTGTTAAAAAAAGAAGCAAAAATTTAAATTCTCGCAGAGAATACGAAAGAGATTGGTATTCTAAAAACAGGATTAAAAAACTCGAACAAAGAAAACTTGCTCGATTAAACAATGTTGATTTGTTTAGAGAAAGGGATCGCCTTCAAAAAAAGAAAAACCCAGAAAAACATAGGGAAAATGCAAGGTCTTGGAATAAAAGAAATCCAATAAAGGCTAAAGAAAATTTGGAAAAATGGAAAAAAGAAAATCAAGACAGATATAAATTGCTTTTAAGAAAAGGAAGCGCAAAACGCAGAGCTACCAAAAAAAATAACACTCCAGATTTAACGCATAATCAGAAACTGATTATTGAAACAATATATTTGCAAAGAATAAGGCTTGAAAAAAAACTTGGAATTCAGTTTCATGTTGACCATGTAATTCCAATTTCAAAAGGGGGATTGCATATTCCTTCAAATCTGCAAGTATTGCCAGCAAAATTAAACCTTAAAAAAAATTCAAAAAACTCACTTCGGTGGGAACAAATTTAAAAATATGCTTTCAATTGGTAACGACTCATTTTCCCTTGCCGCTCTCGATCAAGATGGCAATCCACCAGAAACACGAATTAACAATGCCTCACACGCTTGGAACATAGCAAATAATTTGCGTCTTGCAAACATTGGGCGAGAGAACAAGCGTATCCGTATCTACAAGGCATACAAGATGTTCCCGCCCACTGGATATAGTAAACTCGCTGAAAAACGACTTCCTTGGCAATCGGATGTTAACTATGGACAACTTGGATTTATTGTTGATAACCAGAAGTCAAGTTACTACGATGTAATTACTGAGCGTCAGGCTTGCTGCACGATCAAGACCAAATACGGAAATGAAAAAGAACGCCTTGTTAATACAGAAAACATCACAACCGCATTTGACCAAGCATTGCGTGAATGGCCCGGATACCTCTACAATGCAGAACAAGACCTTGAGGAAATGCTATTGTATGGAAAGGGAATTGGAATGTGGGATAGTCCACTTGGATGGATGCCAGAACACGTCTTCCTTTCCGACCTTCTCTTTCCAGACGACATTAGGATCGACTTTTCAAACCTTGAGGAATTTGTCAGGCGTGTCCGTTTAACCCCATACGAACTCTATAAAAAGATTGAGAATCGTGCGGCGGCAGAAGCAATGGGCTGGAATGTTGATGCAGCAATTGATGCTATTCGTTTTCATCGCGCATTTACAAATCACCGCAAAACCCGCGAAGACTTTTTTCGCACGATTAGCGAATCAGGGTTTAACTGGTCATTGTCTGTAAACCAAAAGATTGATCTTTTCGAGGTTTACTGGAGAGAGTTTGACGGGAAGATTAGCAAAGCAATTATCCTTCAAGACTACCAACCAATTTCTGACTACATCAACTCCAATGTAAAAGGAGCGGGTAAGATCAGTGAAGATGACGTTAGAACACAGCATGGGTTTATGATGCTCAAGATTGGCCCATTTAATTCATGGGATGAAATTTTGTATATGCTTACCGACTCGGTAGGTAGTGGACTTTTCCAAGACATCAAGAGCCAAGCTGAATCAGCGTTCGTTGCCTGCCGTCAGTATGACTTTACAATGAACTCGCTGGTTGATGCTGTTCGCCTCAACTCGATGTTGATGATCGAAGGACAAGGGCCAGATTCAACTAAGATGCTAAAGCAAATGGAATGGTTGCCTATCAGCGTAATGCCAGATGGCGCAAAGTTCATTCAAAACCGCTTCCAACTTCCAGTAGCAGAGAGCATGAGCTTCATGCAATTCTTCATGGGAGATATGTATAGGGGCATGGGGCAGTATCGCATCAACGCTCCTACCGCTGGAGGAAAGCAAAGGACAAAAGGTGAGGCAGAACTTGATGCGGCTGAATCAGCAAAGCTATCAGGAACTCAGATTAGACGATTCAACGAGTGCCAAACCCTTTACTTCAAACAACTCTACAAACGCTTTGTAAGCGCAAAATCCAGCGATGATGGATATGAGTATGTTAAGAAGTTTTATGAGATTCTTGAAGAACTCGGAACTCCCAAAGAAGCAGCGGCATTTAAAAACATCACCAGCATCCGCTCCAACCTTATCAGCGGAGCAGGTAGCCCATCGTTCAAACTTATCACAGCAGAGAAACTATTGCAGATTACAGCAATTACTCCAGCCAACGAAGGGCAAGAGAACGCAGTTAAAGATGCAATTGCGGCACTCTCTGGCCGAGATAATGTAGCTCGTTACCGGAATACCAAGCCAACTAAGATTACTGATACTGCTCGCGTAATTGGATTTGAAAACGCTGGTATGACAGATGCCTTTGTTAACCCACAAAACTTCCCTGTATTGCCAACTGATCCGCATATTGAACACGCTGTTGGTCACTTGCAGGACATGATGATGCAGTTGCAGATGAACCTACAATCTGTGCAACAAGGTCAACCAGAGCTTGCAGAACTTTCTAAGGCAGTCCGCTCAGTCAAATTCAAAGGTGGTCATATCATGGCTCACGTTGAATATATCGCCAAGGATCAATCTAAGCAGGACTTCTTGAAACAATTCATGCAGGGTATGGGTGAAGCTCAAGCAATGGCCGACGAACTTCAACAAGTTTACGTCCAAATGGCTGAAGCTGAAGCTCAGAAACAAGGTCAACCAAACTCTGAAGAAGATATTAAACTTCAATACCTCGCTGCTAAGTCTGGCATTGAGATTGATACTAAGAAGAAACTTGCTGATATTTCAGTTGGCAAGGCTTCTATCAGTCACGCTCAACGCACTGAGCAACGTAAAGAACAAGGTATCACTCAACTCGCACTTCAGAAGGCTAAGGCCCGTGCAGAGATTCAGAAGGAGAAGTCCAAGCAAGCAGCAATGCAAGGAAAGCAAGCTCCAGAAATGGAAGAACCAGAAATGGAAGAAGAGGAACCAGAAGAAACTGAGACTGAAACCGAAGAGGTTGAGACTCCAGAAGGAACTGAAGAAGTTGAGATGGAAAATAATATCACACCAATGCAATGACAACAGACAAAGTAAAATCCCTATGTGCAGCGATAACCTCACACGAAGACTGGAACAAGTTACAGGCATACCTATTACTTAACGTAAACCCACCAGAAGGAGTAACCACGTTAATCCATGCAATCAAAACTATTGAAGCTATTGGAACTGAGGAGCAAGGAGCATTCAAAAAAACAAAAGCTGCTGGAAAGTATAAAGAACCAACGGACAGCACAATTGATCCAGACCTCGACGAAATCTAATTTATGGCAGACCCAAACGACACAGCAGAAGTAATCAAAGAACTTAAGGCTAAACCTCAAGTTGCGATTAAAGGCAATACATCTGACTTCCTTAAGAAGTTCAGTAAACAACAAACTGATGAAGGTAAGCCGAGTGCTAATAACATGGGCGACCCTAACCTTGGCATACCTAAATTTAATGAAGAAGAACCACCAGAAGAATCAATGGGAGTTACTGAGTCTGAAATCACTTCAGATCGAACAGGCAAGAAAAAAGGCTTTGTTGAGCGGCAAATCGAAGAAAATCGCAAGCTCAAAGAAGAACTTGAAAAATACAAGAAAGACGAAATCCCCAAGTTTGAAACCAAAATCCAAGAACTTGAGCGAATGGTCTCCGAGTCAACATCGACCAAAGAAGCAAACCATTACCAAGAACAACTCAACAAAGCCAGTCAAGACAAGTTGGAAGTTGAGCAACAACTATCAGAGCAAATCAAAGAACTCAGGGGTAAACTCGACTTCCACGATATTACAAGCAATCCAGACTTCAAAAAAACCTACCTCGATCCTATCAAGAATACCTACGATACTGCGAGACAGTTGCTATCGAATGATCCAACGCTTCTTTCAACCTTCTCCCGTGCTGTCAATGCAAATGCCTCCATCTTTAATTCGGCATCCGAAGAAGATCGTCGGGCAGCAGAAAATGATCGTGACCAAGCGTTCGAGGAAATCACGAACTCGCTCTCGCAATTCAAGCAATACCAATTCGCGGAGCAAGTCAACAGCTTCATCAAAGCAACTCAGGGACATCACGCTGCTCTTGTCAACTTTGAAGAAACCAAGCAGAATATACTCCAAACCGCTAAACAAAAAGAGCAAGAAGGTAGGAACAAGTATCTGAACCAATGGCGTGAGGGATACAAGAATACTCAGCAAGAGATTGATCGGGCTACTGAAATACCAGATACGATTGCTGACTACATGAAGGAGAAGGGAATCAACTTTGATCTTTCGCGCGACGAGGCTATTGCACTTGCTGCAACTCAGCAGAGTAATGAGCAAGCATCAGTTGAGGATATGAACCGACTGATTAATCAAGGCCGCGCATATCAGAAGATTCAAGCACAACTCAAAGCATATAAAGAGATGGTAAAAGAGAAAGACGATTACATCGCACAATTGAAAGGATCATCTCGCATATCGTCATCGCCAAGTGCATCGGATTCCCAGAAACCAAGAATGAGTATCAGTGAGGGGCTTGCCAGCAAATTGGCTCGCTTTTCTCCACAAAATAGGGTGAGCGCATAAATCCTGCATTCTTGTTAGCTGGAAGGGGGGTGAGCGAAATCTCACTCCCCTTTTCATTTTTTTTAAAAAAGATGCTTGACATAAGTAATAGTCACTTGCATTGTTTCGCAAAGAGAAATCCGAAAATTATCGTTTACGATAATAATTAGGGATTCAGCCGCACTCTGGCTGGCGAGTTTTCGACCTCGCATGAAAAACGATTTCTGGACAGATAAAAACTCTGGGTTGAGTCCAGCAGAGGAAACCAAGCATTCGCTTGCTATTCCTCGATGGTATAGTTAGCGGTGCAAAACTAAACCAAAACTAAAATTAAATAAATCAATGAGCGATCAACTCTATTTCAACAGTTGTGCCGAGATTGACAGTTTCTTCCGCGAGGGCCGCGAATATTTCAACGACCTCTATGTGAAGAAGCTTGTTACTAACAGCGCATACTTCACACGTTTCGAGGAGCAAGCATGGCCCCTCAATCACACCACTGAGCAAAAAGCTTTTCGCTTTGGCCGTGGATTCCACGATCCTTGCACGCCCTTCCGTGCAATCACCGACACCTATTGCGAGACTGATTCTTGCGACAGCAAACCAGAAGTCATTCAGCGTCCCGGCACTGAGAGCTACACCTTTGAGCTTCTCCGTAAAGAGATGACCACTGACTGGATTTGCGTTGAGAGCCTTCTCTATCGCCTTTTCCCTGCTGAAGAGATTCTTCAGTTCGAGGAGTCGAATGCTCGTATCACCAAGAATGTTCACGAAGAGTTTCTTCGTTCCAACTATATCGGTGGTTCTGGCCACAAGTGGATGGGCATCACCACTGATGACGGCACTTACTGTGGTCTCGTTGACGATCAGGCTTGGTTCGTTCCAGAGCACACGATCAACAACGAAGCTGGCTACGATCTTTGCGCTCTCCGCGTTAAACTCGCTCCTGCTGACCTCAACAAGATTGCTTACCTCTCGCTTGATATGCTTGATGACGCACTCGTTGATCTTCAAGACGAAGATGACGCTTTCCGTCTCGATCTTCAAGACGCGACTGGTCAGCCTTTGCTCGACATCGTTATCCCTGATCCTCAAGTTGGACGTGCGCTTTACTTCCAAGCCAAGCGTAACAATGGTTACTGGGATGCAAACACCGACTTCGATGAGCGTCTTACTCGTCTGAAGCTCGGCATCAACCGCATCATTGGCGATTACGCCTTTGGATACGACATCAACTCCGCTCGTTTCAACGCTGATACTGCCTTCAATGCTGGTCTCGCTGCGTTCAACGAAGCTGATCCTGCAACATGGGCGCGTCTCGTTCGCGTTCCTCGTTACATCAAGACTGTTCTTGAAAACGGATGCGCTTACATTCCAAACAAAGCTTACCGCAATGCCGACTTCGGTATCTCGGTTGCTATGGTGAACAAAGCAATGGTTAAGTGGACAATGCCATCCTCGACTGGATACGGCCAAGCCCAACAAATGACCCAGAACTACGCTGGCGATTGGGAGTGGAAAAACCCAGATTGGGAGTGCAACCGCTGGCGCAAAACGGGCTTCTATCAAGCTCAGTTCCGTCTCGCTGCACAGGTCAAAGACCCAACCATCATGCACTCGTTCCTGCATCGCCTGCCTAAGAGCAAGAGCCTCTATGGTTCCTGCTGCCCAGTTCAGAGCTACATCGTTCCTGAGAACAATCAGGATTGCTATAGCTGCGCTGGTGTGGGTGACATCGTTGTGCCTTCCTAAGTTAAACAGGGGAGGGGCTTATTCAAGCCTCTCCCCACAACCTTAAATAAAATATATGTCTAATTCTCGACCACTCGCTTATGATCGTGTCAACCTGTTTGGCCCGATTGCCGTTAACCTCCTCGCTGCTGGAAACGCTGACCTCCTCGTTCTTAACGACGAAGACACCAAGTTCTTTCCAACAAGCATCGTGCTGGAGACTGCATACGCTCGCGGAACCACTGCCACCGATCCAGTTGTGATCGTTGATAACGGAACCACTGGCGAAAACATCACAGCTTCGCTTACTATCACTGACGCTCTTGATAACCAAGGCCGCTACAATCCCCTTGCGATTGCCGCCAATCCTTATGTTATCACTGGTGCTGGTAAACTTCGCTTGCTGAAATCCACTGTTGGACTCGGCCAAGCTACCGCTACCCGCGCTCGCACTTCTGGTGTGGCTACAATCGTTACTGGTGCTGCTCATGGTTTTGCCACGGGCGACACTATCACGATTGCCAGCATGACCGACACTACGTTTAACGATGTGCAGGCTGAAGTTACTGTTGTTAACTCAACTACCTTCACCTACGCAAACGCTGGCGTGGATGTTGTTTCTGGTGCTGATACCGCTGGACGTGTTGGCGCACTCTATGTGAATGCCTACGTTGTTGGTATCTACTACTAAACCTCAACCTTGGGTGGGGAAGGTTAACCCTTCCTCACCCTACCCTTTTTTAAAATTATGGCTTGCTTTACCGATCTCGATTACCGCAATAAATCTTACCCTTTCGTTCAAACAATTGCCGCCGCCGCTGGCATTGATCCAATTTCTTATGGTTGCTATGATGCAGCTACCGATTCCGCTAAACTCTACCAATTTTATGTTGGACTCGCAACCATTGGTGGTCTCACCCCAGTTACTCAAAACTGCTTTGTGCAAAAAACTGAAGACCAGCAATACTATCTCACTAACGAAGCTCTTGCTGCTGCTCTCACACCAGTTGGTTAATTATCGTAACCGATAAAATATTATGGCACTCTCTCAATCCTGCTTTATCAATCTAACTCCAGATCAACAGAACTATAATATCTATGAGTCATTGAAAAAAGTGGCTGGATTTGATATTCCTGCCTATGATGAAATTGAAATCAGTTATTATGGTTCAACAAATAATATTGAAACTGTTGAATACTTAAATGTGGGAAGTTTGGTAGCAACGCTAACGCTTCAGTATGCTACGCAACCTCCAACAGTTGATGATACAAATTTGGTAAACATAACGGCATCTTACCCGTAAAATGGCATTTAAATTCAATCCATTTACAGGGAATTTTGACATTTCTGGAACAGGTGGCGGCGGTGGCGGCGGTGCTTTTGGGGCAGTATATTACTTCAATCGCTCAAATGCGTCAAGTATCTCTGGATACTATGAAATGTCTAAAAATTTAGTAATTGGTGCAGGGACTACGCTAACGGCTACTGGCGCAGGAACACAATTAGTAGGTTCATTTGCAACAGTTTTAAATGACCCAAATGTTACAACAATCCCATCAGGTAATTGGAATTTTGAGAATTATGTTTCAATGAATTCCAATGGTGGGACACCTAAAATTTATGGTGAAATTTATTCGCGTAATCTTGCTGGAACAGAAACGCTAATTGCAACAAATATTTCTAATCCACATACAATTACAAATGGAACTGTAAATGAATTATATTTGTGGAGCATCCCAGTTTCAGCGACAAATATTTTAGCTACAGATCGAATTGTAGTTAAATTTTACGCGTTTAATCTTAGTGGTAGAACAATGACAATGCACTTTGAGGATGCAAATGTTGCTCAAGCTACTACTTCCCTTCCTTCTGTAGACCTTTCTGCTTATGTTTTAAAAGCTGGCGACACAATGACTGGGAAGTTGAATCTTCCAGCATCAACAATTGCTACCGCTGGAATTAATATTGGAAGCGGAATATCTCCAACATTGCCTCTCGCTGGAGACGCATGGATTTCAACTGCCGACAGTTTGTTTAAATGGAGAACAGCATCATCAACAATTTCTGCTGCCGCAGCTAATCTTTCTAACACTTTTACTACAAACCAAACAATCCAAACATCAGTTTCAAGCATTGTTCCAGCATTGCGAGTTACACAACGAGGAGCTGGAGAGGCACTAAGGGTTGAAGACGATTCAACTCCGGACGCAACATCATTTGTAATTAATTCAGATGGCCGAGTTGGTATTGGAGTAACCCCTGATGCCACAGTTGCTCTTTCTGTTGATACAACTGGGGTTAAATTTGGAGATGGAACGATTCAAACTACGGCAGCAATAACTACAACTGCAATTCGTGGGCAAGTCTCCAAAATGACTTCTGGAACAATTACAATTGCAACAGCCGGAACATATCAATCAACGGGGTTAACAGCAACACTTGACGCTACTACAGCAGTTGGAATGACGCTTGGCACAACCGATTTATTTGCAGTAAAAAATACATCAGCAGCAACAAGAGTATTAAAAATCTATTCAAGTATGGACGCAAGTTCAGCAAACAACGAAACACTTGGAATTAGAATGGCAAAAAATGGAACATCAATTCCAGAGACAGAATGCCGTAACAATACGGGAAGTCATAATTTTGCAAAACTTATAACAAACTGGATGATTACCATGGCTCCAAATGATGAAGTAGCTTTATTTGTCGCTAACCACTCATCAACCAATTCTATTTCTTTACAACGAGCGAGAGTGACGGCATCATTTGCAGATTAGAAATAGAAAACTCTAAGGTATAATATGGCATTTAAATTCAATCCATTTACAGGGAAACTGGATATTACTTCATCTACTGGTCTGATAAACTTTCAGACAACCAGATATGATGGAGATGATGTTCAGTTTGAATTTATTGCGCCCGGAACACTAACTGCATCGGATGGCCCAAGTAGTGTTTTTGTTTTTATTAATGGTGTTTCACAAGAGCCGGGTAGTGATTATACTCTTGACATACCAAATAACGAAGTGGTATTGAATGCCGCATTACCGATTGGCGATAAAATCGTCATTACGAGACTGATCTTGCTTCCATCATCTGTAACATTTACAGCAGAACAAATTGGAGCATTGACAAATACAAGCGAAGTAGATGGAGGAAGTTTCTAATGACAAGACTCACATCAAATCAATTTTCTGATACTTTAGATTTATCATCTAAACAAATCATACTTCCTGTTAGTTCATCAGACATAGTTGAATATCCAAGCAGAGGATCATTCCCCAATACTGGTAGAAATAACAGACTTTACATCGCGCTTGATACGGGTCTGCCGTGGCGATGGTCAACAGATTCTCAGTCGTATGCGTTATTAATATCAATTATTGATGCGGGCGAATTTGAGTAAACCAAACAAAACAAAACAATAAAATAAAATATGAATCCAATCATTAAAATCAAACGCGGTTCAGGCGCACCCGTTAGTCTTCAGACTGGCGAGTTGGCTTTGGACACACTAAACAAATCACTCTTCATCGGAACCGCCGAGGGAGTATTGGCAGTTGGTGGTGAAAATGTCTTCGCTAAGAAAACATTTGTAACCAGCGCAGTTGCGACCGAAACTTCGGCTCGTCAATCCGCTGACACAACGCTTACTAACAGCATCAACTCAGAAGTTTCTCGCGCCCAAGGTGCTGAGAGTGATCTTTCTGACGACATCGCCGCCGAAGCAACCGCCCGTGGCATTGCTATCGCTGCTGCCCAGTCCACACTGGAAGCTGCTGATTCGGCACTTGACGTGCGTGTGACCGCTGTTGAAGGTGACGTTTCTGCAATCCTTTCTGCCTCTGATGCAGACAAAGACAGCTTTGCCGAGATCGTTACACTTATCAACTCGGTTGATACAACTAACGACACAGCATTTGCAGGTTATGTGACCAGCAACAACGCCGCTCTCGCAGCTGAAGTCACCAACCGCACCACTGCCGACACCGCTCTTGGTGGACGCATTGATGGTGTAGTTACCGCAGCGAACGCCTTGGCCTCGCGTGTGACTGCCGCCGAAAGCGACATCAACGCTGAAGAGTCTGCCCGCGCCGCCGCTGTTTCCGCAGAGGCTTCCGCTCGCGCCACTGCCGTCTCCACGCTCGAATCCGCTGATAGTGTTCTTCAAAGCAACATTACAGCAGAAGCAAGCACCCGTGCCACTGCTGACACCAGCCTTTCCAATCGTATTGGAACCTTGGAAGCTGTTTCAGCCAGCGCACGTTTGACTGAGCTTGAGTCTGATGTTGCGGATCACGAATCCCGCATCACCGCGCTTGAGACAACCATCGACGGCGGAACTTACTAAAAACAAAAAGTTAGGGGGGCGGGGTCAATACCTCGCCTCCCTATAACTTACTTAAAATCATGGCTAACGTCATAAAATTAAAAAAATCAATTGTTGCTGGGAATATTCCTACAACTGCAAATCTTGCTTTGGGTGAAGGTGCAGTAAACCATACAGATCAAAAGATTTATTTCAGACACCCCGGCACTGGTGTTGTATGGAACTTTGCTGGAGGTTCTGGTGCAGGAGGAACAAAAACCTATGCGGTTTTCACAGTTCGTGATAATCAACCGCCAGCAACAGCTTTTGCAACTTTAGATACTCGCAACAGCATTGCTGTTCTTGATTTTGACGCTGCCACCGACGAGTCAGCAATCTTTCTGGGAATTATGCCAGAAGCTGCCAGTCTTGCAAGTGGACTTAAAATTCGCCTCATTTGGACAGCTTCTACAGCTACATCTGGAGCCTGTGTATGGGATGCCTCACTGGAGCGCATGATTACTGATATTGATACCGATTCATTCGATACTATCGCAAGCGTTACCGCAACCACAAACGCAACGAGCGGAGTTCCGAACTACTCGGAAATAACACTGACCACCATCGACTCGGTTACTGCTGGAGATGGATTCCGCTTGAAAATCAATCGTGATGCAAACAATGGAAGCGACACCATGACGGGCGATGCCGAACTGATCGCCGTCGAAGTAAGGAGCGCGGCGTAATATGGCTTACGAATTTAATGGCACTAATCAGTATTTGAGCATCCCCGCTCCAATAAATGGACTTACAAAACCATTCACTCTTGCTGCTTGGTTTAACCCAAACAATATTACAAGTTCTGGAGCTTTAATCGTGTTGAGTCCTGCCAACGGAAATTATTGGGGACTGTTGGCTAATGGAACCGCTGCTGGCGACCCTGTTCAAGCAGTTTATAGTGGTAGTATCGGAGCATCAACATCAAGCGGATTCGTGGCAAACCAATGGCAACATGGTTGCGCTGTTTACCCAAACACATCGTCTAGGACTGTATATTTAAACGCAGGAAGTTCTGCCACCACAGGCGGTGGCGAACCCGGAGCGATTGCCGCCACTGAGCTTTTGATCGGAAGTCGCCGTTTAAATGGATCGTTAGCCGCATACATGAATGGTTTCATCGCGGAAGTAGGCATCTGGAATGCTGCTCTCACCACCGCCGAAATCGCATCCCTCGCCAAAGGAATGACCTACGACAAGGTGCGCCCGCAGTCCCTCGTTTTTTACGCCCCTCTCGTCCGTGACCTCCTTGACCAAAAGGGTGGTCTGACCATCACTAACAACAACGGCGCGACTGTCGCTGAACATCCAAGAGTTTATGCCTAATTATTACGAAAAAACAACATTTCAACGCCAAGACATCGCTCAAGAAACTATTGATCTTTGGGTAGAAACAAGCAATCCAAAACTTGGAGAGTATGAGCTTACTCCTCCACAACCTGAGCCAGACGCAACATGGGGGCCGGGATATTGGATTATTCCAGCACCCGTGACTTATACAGCAAATGCTTGGTTAGAAAAAGAAGGTTATGGCCCAACGCAATTAGTAACGCTTCTTGACCTCACTGCACAACTTCAAATGGCAGGTAAGGTAAGTCAGAAGCTCAACGCAGTTAAAATGTGGACAAATATGATTCTTGCTGAATACGTTCAGAATAATGAACCAAAAGAAGATTGGGGAATCCCACCATTTTTATTTTCTGAAACTGTCACAGAAGCATTTAACATTCTAAACGGATGAACGACAACACGACATTCACTGGAATTATTGGAACTACAACAAGTTTTACTGGATTCATGATTAGCTTAATGCCACACATTGAAGCTGGTTTACGGCTTGGAGGATTATTTGTTTCTCTAATTGCTGGAATTATGACGATAGTTTATATGTTCAACAAAATTCGTAAACAATGAAACCAGAAAAAATCGCATTTGGACTTATCTTAATTTCGTTTGTTTTTCTTGCGATGGCATTCCTAACAAGTTGCACGACTCTTGGAATTTCCCTACAGACAGACTACGGAATGTTCACATATGAACTGCCCGAACCGAAAGGAACAAAAAAATGAAAATCGTAAATACACTACTTGAAAAACTAAGTGAAAACTCGACATGGCGCGGATTGATTCTGATTGCTACGGCAGTCGGAGTTAAACTTGAGCCAGAACTTCAAGAAGCAATTCTTATTGCTGGACTTGGACTTGTTGGACTTATTAATGTAATCCGCAAAGGTTAATGGTTCCAAATTCCAGACCGCAGCAGTCAAAAGAAAAAACCCTTGCAATGGTAATCAAAGCAAGGATTGAAGATCGTGTCGCTCTGGTAGGGATTAGAGGGTATTATTCTGAAACATTTGCTCCATCAGGAAATAATCGCGGCATATACGACGATGCGATTATATTATTATCACCAAGCGTTCACGCTACATTTAATGCTAATACTGATCCTTCGGTTTTTAAAAAAGGTATTGCGGTGCTTAAAACGGGTGTTCATAGGTTTCGTAAAGGGAATCATGGCATCAGCAAGCCCGGAGGCGGCTATCCAGCGTTGCGACCTGCTAACGCAAAAGAAGAGTTGCCAGTCACGCGAGACATTACTGGAGATGATATGGGCATCGCTATCAACATTCACAAGGGCAGTTACAAATCGACTTCCTCTGAAGGTTGTCAAACAATCTACCCACCACAATGGGACGGATTCATTAACCTCGTTTATTCAGAAATGAATAGATACAATCAAAAAACAATTCCATATCTTCTAACAGAATTATCGTAACCGATAAAATATGAAAACATCAAAATGGAATTTTAAAGAAATAAGCAGAAATGTCCATACCATTGAAATACATCTTGCAAAAGTTGGAGATGAACAATGGGTATTGCTTCAGAGCGATGTTCACTGGGATAATCCCAAATGTGATAGAGCAAAATTAAAAAAGCATTTAGATTTAGCATTGGAGCGAAATGCTCCTGTAATTGATGCGGGAGATTTCTTTTGTGCGATGCAGGGTAAGTATGACAAGAGAAGCAACAAAAAAGATTTGCGCCCAGAACACGCAACTGGAAATTACTTGGATTCGTTAGTTGAAACTGCTGCGAAATTTCTTGATCCATATAAAAAAATACTTACTGTAAGAGCAGCAGGGAATCATGAAAGTGCTATTCAGAAAAACCATGAAACTGATCTTGGTGAAAGATTAGTTGAAAGACTGAGAAGCAATGGTGGGATTGCGCGCAGAGGTGGATACTCTGGATTTATCAAATTCTCAATTTATAGTAGCAAAACAAACGGCAAAGCAGGTGGCATTCAATTATACAAACTTTGGTATTTTCATGGAAGTGGTGGCGGCGGCCCAGTAACTCGCGGAGTTATCCAAACAAACCGACAAGCTGTGTATGTTGCTGATGCTGACTTTGTTTTAACCGGGCATACACACGATTCATGGCAGGTTCCAATTCAAAGAATCAAATTAAATACTGCTGATGTTATTGAACAGTTTCGCCAAACTCATATCAAAGTTGGTGGATACAAAGAAGAATTTACAGATGGATATGGGGGATGGCACGTTGAACGGGGTGGGCCACCTAAACCAACAGGAGCATATTGGATTAGATTTTATTTTGATAGATATGAAAAAGACAAAAGAATCTTTGAATACGAAATTATAGAAGCTAAATAATCATTGACAAAAATCTAACTATCGTTAACGATAAAACTATGAGTTGCGGAAATTCCAGAAGTTCAAAATGCAATCCGTGCGGCCCAAGTGAGGCAGCATTGAATGAGATTGTAAATCGTGCAGCTTACTATGCTCGTATTGCAGTTGAAGCCGCTGGAGGCACAACTGGCGGCAAGGCTCCAACTGGTGGGAATACCTTCGGAGTATTCTACGAGAATGATTCAGTAATGGTAACTGATTACACGATCACAACTGGACGCAACGCAATGTCAGCAGGGCCAATCACAGTAAACCCCGGAGTCACTTTAACAGTGCCATCAGGCAGCACATATACAATTGTATGAGTCTCATCAAAGCAAACGCAGTCCAAGTAGGACAATCACCGACAGCAACGCAGAACTTCACTCTGGCAGTGCCATCGTCACCAGACGGCACGATTAAGCTGGCACGGGGCAATGCTGGCGCAACTACGCAGGATGTGATTAGCGTAGATGCTTTGGGCAATGTTTCGTTTGCTGGAACAATCCCATCTGGAAACATTTCAAGCTCGACCGCGATTGCGACTGGAAGCACAACCGCTCGTTCGCTGGCTAATCGCTTTGCTGATCCAGTAAACATCAAAGACTTCGGAGCGATTGGAAATAATATTGCAGATGACACTGCCGCAATTCAAGCTGCAATTGACTATGCTTTCTCAATTGGTTCATCCATTTATTTTCCAAGTGGAAATTTTAGAACTGTATCTGGAATTATTTTGAAATGCGGTTGCACCTGCAATACTGGAGCAATTATTACCGCTGGAGCATCAATAAACACAGTAACAATTCCAGCAGGAAATTATACTGCAACTTCAGCATTTTATTTGCCGCAAATTGTTGGAGGAGCAAATGGACTTGTATTGGATGGAGCTTCATTCGCTACTATTCATTTTTCAAATATTGCACTTGCCGCTAATGGATTAGTATTGCAAATTAGTGATACGAATAAAGTTTGTGCAGACAATAATATAAATTTCAACACTATCAATGGTTGCTCTGGTGCTGGAATAAAATTCAATCATCTTGCTACAACAATTTCTGGAACATTGTTTCAAGGTAATATTATTAAAGGTAATATTATTCTTAATGTAAAATATGGCATTCATTTTTATGATGTAAATAATGGATCGTTAGGATTGAATCTTACATGGGATGATACGCTTATTGAAGTCGGAGCAATTGATCCAAATACAACGGCATCAATAGGAATTTATGGAGAACCACAATTACCTCCAGCAAGATTCACTGTTAGATGCGAAACATTTTTTGATGGGTGCGATTTGGCATATATCAAAGGAAGTGGAAATGGCGGATTATACAGATTAGCATTTTCTGCCAATTTAATATATTCAAAAAACCAATTAAGTGGAATTGGCAACCAAATAATAAATGTATCTAGTGGATGGGCTCGCGCTGCAATGCTTTCTGGTATTTTTCCTGCAATACCATTAAATACTACAATTAATTCTCGATCTACATTTAATGGTGGAGTATCACTTTCTGCAAATAGAACATTTTTGAAATTTACTGTTCCTGCTGGCGGATGGACATCTGGAACATTTCAAACATTGTATTGCTATCATGCTCTTACAACAAATTACAATCCTGTTGTTAGGGTTGAACCATACTGGTTTGATCCAATGTATGTTCAATATGCAGTAGAAAATTCAACTCCGGGCATAGGTAGTCCCGGCGGTGAAACTCCATATCCAAATCAAATCGCATTACGAGTTATAGCTACAGGAATAGTCCCTGCTGGAGAATATGTTTTAGCATTAACACTTCACAATACACCTTAATTATGGAAAACGAAAATATACAAAACGTGGAAAAACCAAATATTGATGAAGTGCGCAAACCAGTTCGTGATATGCTTGCTAAACAATTAGAAGAATACAAAAAACTTCTTGAACAAGCTAAAAACCCAAAACAAGAAGAATAAACCATGAGCGCAAATTTTAAAGCATCCACAGACGGAACACAGGCAATCATCGGGGTAGGTGGCGTTGACCAGATGACTGTGAGCAACGCTGGCGTGGTGACGGCAAACAGCTTTGTAGGGCTGAATAGCTCCAGCGTCACGTCAACTGGATCGACTACGGCAAGGACATTGGCTAATCGCTTTGCTGATGTGGTCAATGTGCTGGATTTTGGTGCCGATCCTACTGGAGTAGTTGACTCCTCAACGGCATTTCAAAATGCTTTGAATCTAATTCAATCAAGATCAAATGGTGGAACTCTTTTTATTCCTGCTGGAAATTACCTTGTAAACACAACTCTTACTTATAGTAATAATTCTTTAACAATAGTTGGAGAAAATGAAAAAGTAACAAATATTATAAAATCTTCTGGGACTGATTTGTTTGTTTTTAATGGTAGAAAATTAGGTGCAACTGCTGATTTTATAACAATTAAAGGAATTAGGTTTTTAAGTGCTAAAACGGGTTCTGGTGCGGGGTCTGCGATTAAGGCTATTTGGCCAGAAAATATGTTAGCAAGACCATGTTGCCATTTTGAAAATTTAGTATTTTTTCCTAATAGTGAAAATGGAGCAACTAATTGGTGGGATAATTCAATTTATATTAAAAACGCATCGCAATCTACGATTACAAATATAAAATCTTGGGCAGTAAATTCAAATATTCAAACACATATCCGATTGGATTACTCCAATAATCCATCTTCATTTGCCGTGTTGATGCAAAATCTTTTTTTCCAAGGTGGGTTATATGGAATACACCAAACAGGTTGCGTTGAAATGTTGATGATTTCAAAAGGTGAAATTGTAGGATCACAAATTGGAGTATTTGCAGATTCATCTTCGTCATTACTTCCTACTTCACCTGTTGGATATAACCCATTGATTGATATAAAAGATATTCATATAAACTCAAAAGAATGGAATATTAAAACAATAAATTGGGACGCTATAAATATTAGCGGAGTAGATTTTTATCATGGCGTTGGATCAGGAACAGATATTAATGGTGGGAATATATATATTGAAAATACAACAGACCCATCTGCATCAAGAGGAAGGCATAGAATAATAAATAATAAATTTGAAAGCCCACTAAGTTTACCAATAAATGATATTGGGTTGCATTTTAAAAGTATTGGTAAAGCAATTGTTTCTGGAAATCTTTTTCTTAAAAATTCATTTAGAAATATATTTTTAGAAAACTGTAATCAAATAACAGTTAGTGGAAATGCATTTTATCCCGGATTTGCAATTGATAATTCTATTCGCGTAGAAAACACAGTTGCTCCATTAACTGATTCGGTTAAAACAAGAATCGTAGGAAATACATTTGAAAATGCCACAAATGCTATTTGGATTGAAGGCGGGGCTTCTGATTGTGATATTCTTGGAAACACATTTGATGATATTTCAATCCCAATTTTACTTGATAATCCAAGAATTTATGGTCAACAAATTGCAATTCAAGGAAATAAATCAGCAGCATGGGAAAGAAAATTACTTGAAGTAAATTCTGCAACTCCAAGTGTTAGTGGAGCGCAAGAAGGATTGTGTTATTTTGCAAATTCAACATCAACAACAATTACAAATTTTATTGATGGATTTGCTGGACAAACTATAGATATTGAATCAACCAATGGAAATACAATCATACAACACAACGCAGATATTAGGCTGCAAGGTGGAGTAAATTTTTCTATGACAACCGGGAATAGATTGTATTTGCGAAAAGAAGATTCTTCATCTGGATCATCTTGGTATGAAACTGGAAGATTAACATAATTTATGAGCTACTGCACACCTTGCCCACCATGCGACACGAACTTTCCGTTGTTGTGTGAACCACTTGAAACAACTGCCAATGGAAAACGATTGGTAGTAGAAGACTCTGCTGCCTGTCAAAAGACAATTCAGAGTCCAGTTGCCCAACAAGTTTTGAAGACTGATGGTGCTGGTAATCTGACTTGGACTAATGGAGACAACAGCACAATTCTTGGAAAAGATTCTACTGGTAAAGTTGAGTTTGCTACGCTTAATAGCGTTCTCCAATCTGGCCCAGTTGATCTTGGTATCCAATCATTGACTACTACTGGAGTGGTTAGCGTTGGTTCACTTGCATCAACTGGAGCTATTACAGCAGCAAGCGTAACTGCTACTGGAGTAGTAACAGCAGCGAGTGTAACTTTAGCGGCAAATCCAACTACAAATCTTCAAGCGACAACTAAGCAATACGTTGATGCCGCTGATGCACTTAAGCTCAACAAAGCTGGAGATACGATGACTGGCGCGTTGATTGTGAATAGCACAATTGCATCAAACAGCACAATTCTCGCTACTGGAAACTCATCCAAGATTGGATATAATACTGGTGCTGGTGGGTCTGGCAACCAAGCTATATCAAAATCAACATCCGTAACACTTAATCGTCCTACTGGACTTATTATGATAAACAGCGCAAGCCTCGCTGCCGATACCTCTGTCACATTCACTTTGTTCAATTCGGTTATCGACGCTACCGACATTGTGCTTGTGAGTCATGTATCTGGAGGATCGCTTGGTTCATACAACTTTGCAGCAGCTCCAGATGCAGGCTATGCCAATGTCACAATTCGCAACATTACAGCAGTCGCATTAGCTGAAAATTTATACCTACGATTCATTGTAGTTAAAAGTGTCAACGCATAATGCCAGCCGAAGGATCAGTCTTTGATGGGTTCACAAGTATCATTGCGCAAGACGCAGATACTCACCCATCGTATTTACCAGAGTCTGTAGTAGCAGAGTCGGTTAATAGGACATTCCGAGGTGGAATAAATAGGACAAGACCAAGTATTCGGAATATTCCAATTCTTGCTGGAGCGGGGCAATCGGAGACTATCGTTAACGATATTCTTAGTGGCAGCTTCCAAGGAGCGTATCCATATCGGGCGACTAACTACAGAACAAGCGATGGTATGCTACTATCGGTATCGGGGATTATCTACTTTCTAAAGATCGTAAATAATCAGGCATTCGCATACAAACTCATCGAAGGTAACGATCCCGGTATGATGCACACATTCTTCGTGCAAGCTGAAGATCGGGCCTATATCCAAAACGGATACCAGAATGCGATAGCGTGGGATGGAATATTGGGAACACTGACAGCAAGTGAGATTCAAAACCAAGACTATTGCGAGATTGTTTCGGTTGGCACTACAAACTTCATGTTGATTGGTGCGCCATCAAATACAGTTGGAATAAAATTCACGGCAACCGGAAGCGGAACTGGAGATGGCACAGTTAAAATACCTGCCTATCGTTTGAATCCATACCTCGCCAAAATGCCGATTGGAACTGTGATGGAGTATGCTTTCGGGCGAGTTTTCGTCTCTGACAAGTTCAATCAAATCTACGCATCTGACATTATCTATGGTGGAGGATTTACCGACACCAAGAATACCGAGAACTTCACAGAGATAGGATATTGGGCAGAAGGTGGCGCGTTCTCTACTCCAGCGATGATGGGGAATATCACTGGCATGAAAGTAATGCCACAGATTGGAACCAACCTTCGCGGCCAAGGTGAGCTTGTAGTCCTAACTGGTAACGGAGCATTCTCAATGGATGTGTCTATACCAAGAAGCCAATGGAATACATCTAACATCCAGCGCATCTCACTCCTTGGGCGCGGATGCACAAGTCCATACTTAGGATTGGCAAACTCTGAACTTTGGTTTAGGTCACACGATGGTTGGGCATTCTACTCAAATAGCCAATCTGAGTTCGCACGATACTTCTCACTTCGTAAACTTTCGAGGGAAGTAAACAAGTGGGTTACGAATGATACTCCTTGGCTGAAGCAATTTGCTTCTACAATGTTTTTCGACAATTACCTCATCAGCACAGTAGCTCCACAAACTTATCGTGCGGCAGGGGTAGAAGGATTGAATCGCTATCATAGGGGAATGGTGGTTCTTGATCTTGACCAATCATCTTCACCCGCACCAGACGCACAGCTTTCTTTTCGCTGGAACGGCATCTGGACGGGCTTTAGACCTACTCAACTACTCACAGCATTAATCCAAGGTGAAAAGCGTGGATTCGGATTTTCGTTTGATAAAGATAATAAGAACCGACTCTACGAATTCACTACTGCACAAGGCGACGATTATGGCCCGAATGGAACAAGGCAGATTGATTCCTTCTTCACCACTGGCAGGTATGACTTCAACCGAAGCGGGGCGACGAACAAGTTCCTCCGCAAAAAAATTACTGGTGGAGAAATGTGGATGAGTGAGATTAAAGGAACAGTAGATAGCTATGTTGATTTCCGCGCTGACTCCAATCCATGCTGGTCACAATTAAAAGTTCCTACGACATTCGGATGTAATCCATGTTCACCAGTAGTAACTGAATGCTTCCCGCAACGAGGGGGTAATCGCTACAAACGCTATAAGTTTAACACTCCTGATCCAAGTGAGTGCAATGACTTGGCAGGCATCCCGTCAGTAGAGGGAAGTGAGTTCCAAATCAAAGTTAACCTAACCGGAGCGGCTACAGTTGACCGGGTAAGGTTAATGGCAAACATCAAAAATAACGATGACTCTCCAGTTGGTGACTGCCCAGAAGAAAATCAAGAGTGTGAACCATTTTTGTGTTGCCAAGAAAAATATTGGAACTACAATATCGTGAATTAATATAATGGACAACAACGATTCATCTCCTGCAATTACTTTTCCAAATGTTCCAGATGATTTCTGTCCAACTGGTAACTGGCAAAATGTATTTCAAGTATTTATTGATGAGGTTCTATCTAACGGAACTATCCTTGTTCCCGGTCTTGGCGATGTAACTCCACAGCAGGTTGCACAAATCAACGAAACGCTTGCTGACCAACAAACACAGATAACCGCACTTGATACGCGAGTAGATGCTTTAGAGTTAAATCCAACAATTAGGGTTAGATATGGAACACTATCTCCTATTGCTGCTGGAGATACAACATCTATTGGAGTTACCTTTAGTTCTCCAATGCCGACTGCTATTTATGGTATTTCGTTGACTCCTATCTATGGTTCTGGAACACCTTTAACAACTCCACTTTATACGATTATCACCCAAAATACAGCAGGCTTTACAGTAAGGGTTGATAACAACATTGCAGAAATTACGAGCTTGAACTGGATGGCAGTTCATTCCTCGACACCATAAGCCATCACAAACAAAATAAACATATGACACCACTAAAAGGAACTGATCCTCGTCTCGTCTCAGGCGGCTCACCAACTCGCGGCATGATCCGTGAGACAATGGGAAATAAACCCAACCTTGGAGCTAAGACACCAAGCCCATACTCCAGCGCACCGCTTCCAAAATCTGGCAAGCCCGTTGGCATGAAATAATTATCGGTAACGATAATCCCTATGGCTGATACCCTCGAAGAGATGGTGGAACTCGTTAAGGGTTTCGTCGGAGACAGTGGAACGTGTTCGTATGAACGCGGAGTCAAAGCTGTAAACCAAGCGAGGAGATTATTGTGGAATAAGAAAGCGTGGTCAAGCCAAGAGGAATATGTCCAAATTTGTTGTGTTGATGGGTGTTTCACGCTGCCATCTCGATATGAGCAAATTAAACTTGCTTGGATCGGGGATGAATCAGCATCTCTCGCAGATGAATGGTTCAATGCTACAAATGCTTTTGCTCTACAAGCAGGCAACTCATGCCATAGAGGAATTACTGAGGTAGGTGGACTTCACGTTCTCTTCAGAGATTATACTACGCATCCATACCAAATCGGGGTAATGGCAGAGGAGGCTGAAGACATTGGCGTAGAGTTGATGTTTGAAGCGCAAGATCAGTATGATACCTATCATAAAGTTAAAGTCACTACTGCCAATCCTCCAACGCTGGCTAAATCTGATCTTCTTGTAAAAGGAATTCGGGGAGTAACCAAGCCAATTACCAAAGGTAGAATTCGGGTGTATGCCTACGATACCGCATTGGAAGCAAAGACGCTGATAGCAATCTATCAACCGAATGATGCTAATCCTACATTCCGTAGGTTCAAAGCACCGAGGACTTGCGAGTGTATCACGCTCTACGCATCTAAAAAATACTTCGATCTAACTGATCCAAAAGAATTAGTTGAGTTCATTCCTGATGCGATGATCTATGCTGTATTGGCATTGAACTCGCGTGAGAATCGTAAGGCACAGGAGTTCTTGAGTAACCTATCCCTTGCTGTGCAAGAGCAGGAGAAGGAAATGTCAAACGCAGAAATCCCAACTGCCGCTCCAATCCGCTTCTCAAACTATAGTCGGGCAGAAAACCTAATCGGGTCTGATTTACTTTCACCATCACCCAACGATTATTTCCTTTATAGATGACACTGACAATTCCAGACAAGATCGACGCAAGGAGTGTAGTTGGGTATGGTGATCCAGACTACGAACTTAACTTGATGGACTTGGAGATTCTAAAATTACCTCCACGGGAATGTCCGTTGATTCATAGGTTCACGCCGGGAATGTATATTCGGGAAATCTATATGCCGAAGGATACGATTCTGACAAGTTTGCTTCATCTGACTACTCATCCGTTCTTCATCATGAAAGGCGATGTGACTGTCTGGTATCATGGCATCCCCGCACATAGGTATAAAACAGGCTACAGTGGCATCACAGAAGCAGGAACAAGGCGTTTGCTGGCTACTCATAAGGATACAATTTGGACTACTTGCCATGTAACAGATTTAACTGATCCAGACGAAATTATTGACAGCATCACTTCAAGAGACTTTAATCCTCACATCGCCAAGGAAGACCCAAGGGTGCAGAAGTGGCGGCATAACCGAACCGATTTAATTAAATGAGATTTCTTTTACCAGACCCATTAGGCAACGATAAACATTCACAGATGTTTCATTCCAGTGCATTCGCTATTGCTGCTGGTGTAATTGCTGTAGGTGCGGCAGCGGGATCGGCGGCTATCTCCATGTCGGCAGCAGATCGTGCAAAGAAGGCTCAAGGTGCAGCATCAGGAGCATTTAAAAAGCAACAGAGAGAAGCGGTTGCTGGATACGAACAAGGTCAGAAAAAAGTTAGCAAGATGATTAAGGGTGTGAAAGCACCTCAATATAATCTTGGATCAATGCTTGGTGATGCTGGTCAAATTTCAAATTACTATCAACAACAACTTGAACAATTCCAACCTGGAGCAGCACAGCAACGCCAACAAGCTACTGCACAAATCGGGCAAGCGATGGATGTTATTTCTCAATACCTTAAGGGAGAAGTGCCGCAAGATGTAAAAGAACAAATCATGCGGAATGTCGCTGAAAGCGCAGGAGCAGGATTCAATCCAGCAACAGCAGGACAAGCTGGAGGATTTCAAGCCGCACAAGGACAATTTGCTCGTAACCTTGGACTAACTTCTCTTGATATTCAAAGACAAGGAATGGCAGCAATCCCATCTATCCAAGGCACAGCACAGAACTGGCAGCAATTGGCGCGAGCATTCCAAGCAGAACCACTTGATGTAGGAAGACTGCAACTTGGCTACCAAACTGCTCAAGCAGAAGTTGGCTTACAGAAAGCTAAGATGACAGGTGATATATTCTCTAACATCTTCAATGCTCAATCTGGTCTTGCTACGCAAATCTACGGAGCAAACAAAGAGAATGCCGCCGCAAGCTACGCAGCACAACAAGCAACTGGCCAAGGTGTCTCTCAAATTGGACAAGCTACCTCTGGTGCGTTGATGGGTATGAGTGGTGCTGCTGGTCAAATGGGAGCGGCTGGAGCAGGTGGAACAACTTATGGATCATTTGCAGCGGCACAGCAAGCCGCACCATACGCAGGAAGCATTAGTCAAGTTTATGGATCGGGATATGTTCCAAGAGCAACAGCAGTGTAAAATATTATGTCTATCGCAGAACTCATAATGCAGGGAACCAATCGCGCATCGGAATCTACCGCATGGGTTGGAGATTCTTTGGCTAAACTTGGTCAAAATGTAGGTGCAGCGTTGGCGCAGAAAGAAGCGCAAACCCAAGCTCAAGCTGTGCTACCAGTATTGCAAGCCACATATAAAAGTGCGTTTGATAAAATTGGCCAAGGCAATCTGAGTGAGGGATATGGTGATTTGATGAATGCTCAACTCCAATTTGGAGCATCGAGCAATCCATTTATCCAAAACATGAATCAGCAAATGGCATCAATGTCTAAACAATTTGCTGATGACTATCTACGCAAGAGTCAAATTGAAGCGTATAAAGGCAGGTATTCTGGAGGAACGGGTCAGGGAATGGTTTCGGGTGCAGAAGGTGCAGAACAAGCTGTAATGGGAACTGAAGTTGACGTAAATCTTCCTGTAGCTGAAATGTCTGGATTACCAACAATGCAACCTCCAGCAACTCCAGAAGAACGCGCAGCGCAACTTGGAGCAGAAGGCAAACCATTTACAATGCAACAACCAGAAATGGCTGGCCCTACTAAAGAAGCTGCACAAGCTCAAAAAGATTTTGCAAAACTACCTGCATACAAACAAGCCTCAGTTGCAAATGTTGCTGGATTTAATGCTTTGCCTGCACAGCAAAAAGTTCAAGCAGCAAATCAAGCTGTAGCTTTTGATCCGGGTGCTTCTAAGTATGAAGAAGCAAAAATTGATCTTGGTGAATACGGCATTGATATTGGAAGCATTGGCGTTCCAAAAGTAAATGAACAAGTTAGGATTAAGATGACAGCAAGTGGAACAACCACTGATCCAAGTGTTCGTAAAACATTTTCACAAGACTTTGTAAAAGTTGGAGAACAGCAATATAAAGACAACCAAGAATTTGTTTCTAAGATTAGAAACTCATCTTCAATGTTATCTAAAGAGCGTCCATCCGCTGACCTTCCTACCTTCAAGGAAATCTTTCAAAAAAATGGTGGTATTTTGAATGCTACATTGGCTCCTGCACCAGAAAGTGATATTGAAAGTGGAAAATCTAAATTTCCATTTGTTGTTATTCCGAGAGAAGGTGCAACACCTATCCCAATTACTGAAAAGCAATACGAGATGATCCAAACAATTCAAACTGTTCCAGCAATTGCTGACTCTACAGGATTGAATTTGTCTGCATCAAAAAAACTTCAAAAAGCAGAAGTAAAAAAACTCTCGCCAATGGATCAACAAGCATTAGACTGGGCTAATGCGAATTCAAATGATCCTCGCGCAAACCAAATCAAACAAAGATTAGGAATTTAATTACATGGCCTTTGATCCAGACGCTTATCTTGCTGAAGGAGGTGGCGTTAAAGAAACGCCATTTGATCCTGATTCATATCTCGGAATAGAAAAACCAGTAGGCACTTCTATTGGTCAGGAAATCTCGCAAATACCAGCGGCACTAAAAGAATCGTTTGGTCAACCACTTGAAGCTATGGGTGAGACGGCACAAGTTGCTGGATTTCCCGCAGTAGGTGCAGCATTAAAGGGTGCGATTCAAGAACCAGAAGGTTATGTTTCTGCTGGTCAAAGATTCATGGAGCCACAAGAAGGTGAGTTTCAAGTTGCAGGCTTCGCACCTCAGTATGCACCGAGAGCTATTGCTGAACAGACTGGTCAGATTATTGGAAGCATTGGGACTCGTCTTGCTGGCGCGGTTGCTGGCGGTGGACTTGGGGCATTGATAAGTCCCACTACTGGCGTTGCAGGCGCAGCGATAGGTCAATTCGCAGGGCCAGCGTTGTTTGAAGCAGCACAAATCGTAGGCCCAGTTGCCTTAGAACGAGCAAAGAATAATGGTTATGCAGAACCTACCGATAAGGATATGGCGTATGCGGTAGCAACCGCTGCTGGTTCTGGTTTGCTAAATGCTTTCGGAGCTAAGTATCTTCCCGGTGGAGAGAAGGCAGTTGGTTCATTTGCTAAACGACTTGCCGCATCTTTCATTGGAGAAGGCATTCCAGAAGGTTTGCAGTCCTTAACTCAACAAGTTGGTGAGACTATAGAAACCCAAAAAGGAATACAAGTTAATCCTAAACAAGCAGTCGGCGAAGCATTGATTGGTGGCGCGGCTGGCGCGGCAGCTACTACTATCGCTGCACCATTTACACCAGAGCAAATTGCAGAAGCTAAGATTACCGAAAGCGCAGATAAACAAGCTGAGAATCTTTTTATCGGTAACGATAATCCACAGGGTAAAGCGGTGTTGGCTAACAAGCAAAAGTTAGAACAAGAAATCGCGGATACCAAACAAGTCTTACAAGCTATCGAATCAACTGATCCAGTAGCACAGAAACTAAAGCTGGAACTGAAAGAGAAAGAAGCCATCCTCGCGGCAGCACAAAGCCAAGTAGATAACATTGTTGAATCCGCTGATCCAGTAGCAGAAGCAGAGAAGCAACAGATTGAATTGGCGAAAACGATTACCGCGCCTGCCGAGCCAACTGTTAAGGAAACCTTACCAGTTCAGCCTGCACTTGCTGCACCCGTAGCCGCCCCAGCAGAACAAGTAGTCACGCCACCAGTAGAAGTTGCGCCAACCATCGCGTTCCAAGAAACAACTGGTGACGCTGAAATAGATGCCAAGATCACTAAAACAGAAAGTATGTCACCTGATGAGTATTTACAACAAGCGTGGCAGGCTACAGCAGGCAAGTTAGGGGTAAGTTACGAGGAATGGATGGCTTCTAATAAACTTACTGAAGCCGATAGAGCTAAATATTCTCAGGATATGAAAGCTGGAGATAAGTTTCCGTTGCCTTATATTGATAAGTATGGCGGTTCTCAAGATGGACGCAATCGGGCTTTAGCGGCCAAAGAAGCAGGGATTCAGAGCATACCTGTTGGAATAATTGAAGAACCATCTGTTGATGTTCAGATTAAAGATTTGCGTGAAGAGCTTTTTTCAACAACATCGAAGATTGGCAAGGCACGAATCCAAGAAAGAATTAACAAACTGGAAACGAAAACTCCCGCACCAGTCACCGAGCAAGCTGCACCAGCAGAAGCTCCCGCGCCAGAGGTTACGCCTGCTGTAATGGAATCTGCCCCTCTAAAGTTGCAAGCTGAAGATTTGGTAACGAAATCCGTTTCATTACCAAAAGAGGTTTCGATTACAAGTGTCGTAAAAACAACAACATCTGAAACTCCAAGCATACCGCAACAAGATATTAAATCTAGCAGGTATCGTAAATTCCTTGGTGAAAGTGCGCCACAAGCAATATCTCAAGCTAAAAACGCTTTATCTGTATTCAAGACTACGATGCTTGGTAAGCGTGGCGATAGTCCATTCCAAGCGGAGCCAAGATTGCGTGAACTTAAAAACTCAATTTCTCTATTCGTTGCAAACAGATTAAATGTAACTAATCAAAAGGCAGATGAAATCGCGGAGCAAATCATCCTTGGGAAGCCAAACATTGTTGATAAAGTAACCGAACTTAAGTCAATCAAGGCTAAAGAACTTGATGACATTGGTGCGCCTCGTTCTTCAATAACTAGATTTGGATATGAGTTGGATGACAAGAAAACATATCGTCACCCGCGAGAAGGAGAAGGAAAACCAAAACTCGGAGAAAAAGGCGGCATTCTAATCCCATCGAAAGAAGACTTCATCCAAGCAGGACAGAATATCTACGAAGCTGGCATGGAGTTTGGTGCTTGGGCTAAACAGATGATCCAGAGATTCGGTGATGCAGTCAGAGAATTTCTTGGGGAAGTATGGCAAGCAGTGAGTGGTGCGCCAGCGAAGTTGAATGAACTGATGGGCTATCTTCCAAAGAAGGGTGAAGCTGGAGCAGTAAATATCGGGCAAGGAGAAAACGCCCCAATAAAGCCAGAAGCAAAAACTGTTACAGAAGGATTGGTTCAAGGGATTGATATTGGCAAAGAAAACAATATGCCAATCAACAATAAGATTGAGAGTCACATTAAGAACTTTGCTTTTGTCCGTGGCATCTTTGAATCTGCGAGCGATAGATTGCGTAGGGCAAAGTTCACTAAGTTGGCTACAGCTATTGATGATTACTACGATCAAGCTCAACGCCGACTTGGATTCGCTAACAAGATTCTCCTGCCAGCATTTGAGGAGTATTCCAAACAATCAAAAGCAACCAAGGCAAAGATTGATGAAGAGGTCAAAATGTTCTTTGCCGCACAAGAAAACAAGCGAGATACCGCCGAGTTCTTCGATGAGTTGAATCCAATCACACAGAAGATTGTTACTGCTTGGCAGAAGTTTGGTGAAGAATCTGGAAAAGAAAACCAAAGGATTGGAATTAAAGTATATGATAAAGGGCTACAAAGGTGGCGACCAATTGGAAGGATAGAAAAGTTTTGGCCTCGCGTTCTCAAGCCAGAGTATAAGCGAGCATTGATGGAACCAGACAAGTATCAGAAAGAATACAACGAGATTGTAGAAGCCTTGATGAAGTCTGGCAGGATTGAAACCCCAGAAGAAGCTGAAGTATTTATCTCTGATTATCAAGGAATGGGAGGTCAGAATGATTATTTCTCTGGAATCGAAGTTGCCCGTGGGCAAGCGTTTCCAGAAGAACTTTACGATTATTCTACCCAAGTGATGACAGATTATGTTGCACGATGGGCGCAGCATAGTAGCCGAATCGAACAATTTGGTCAGAAACTCGGAGAGAATTCAAAGACTATTTGGGATAGATCAAGGGAATCAACGAGAGATCGTAGGACGATTGATTATATCACAGCAGCACAAGAGCGAGTTGAAGGTTACTATCCTAATGATCCGATTGTAAAAGGCATGGCAACGCTGAACATTTGGGCATCTGGATTGCAGCTTGGAAACCCCGCTTCAGCTATGTTGAACTTCTTTGGTGGAACCACTCTAAACGCTATGGTTGGACAGCCGGGAGCACTTTCAAGTTATGTTTCATCTTTTACAGAACTTCGCAAGCTTGGAAAAGAACTCAAAGATGCGAGAGAAAAAGGCATCGTATCTCGTGACTTGATGAATATAGTTGGGGATCATCAAGTCGTTCTTGAATCAAATGGAATCGCTAAAGCGGGACAAAAAACAGCCGACTTCTTGCTGAAGTGGTCTGGGTTTACGCCAGTAGAGCAAATGGTGAGAACTCAGAGTATGATTATCGGAAAATCGTTTTTGAGAAAAACACTTCTTAGTCTGTCTAAGAATCCTAATAGTTCATTTTCTAAACGATCACTGACATGGTTGAACCGAAACAACATTGACGCTGATAAGTTGATTGTTGAGCAAGGCACAGGGCCAGAAACTGACAAGTTACTCCGTTACTTTGCTAATATCTCACAAGGAAGTTACACGATTGCTCAATCTCCAATTTTTACAGATACACCTATTGGAAGATTCCTTTTCAAGTATCAAAAGTTCTCAACGCAGGTTATGCGCCAAAGCTGGAAGAATACATTTGAGCCAGCTTGGAAAGCAGTCACAAACAAAAACGAAACACTTCAACTTCCAGAACCAACACGCCAATTACTTTATCGTTTACGATTGGCAGAAGCCAAAGAGCTTGGTGACAATCGTAAGATTACATTGGATGAGATACCCAAGAAGGTAACGAAAGCGGAAGGTAAAGCACTCACTATTATCCCAGTGATGATGTGGCTTGGTTCTGCGTATGTTGGCGGTGAAGTTATCCTTCGTATGCGCGATATGCTTTTTGGTGTTCTAATGAAGGGGCCAAGTTACGAGGACATCATTAGAGCATTTGAAGATGACGAGGATGACGATGAACTCTATTTGTCTCTTGAGCGGGCGTGGTATAATCTTATTGGGATGGGTGCGCTTGGACTCATCGGAAACTACACTCAGTTCTTCATGGATTGGCAGGATCGTGAGCGAGTAAAAAATCCTCTTGATCCTCCCGCTCTCAGTATCTTCAAAGAGATTGCAACATTTATTCAGAATGCAGCAGATCAAGGTAAGATTACAGCAGGCGATATTAACAACTACCTTAACCGAACACTTTCTGCATACCGAGTTTCACAAAGGCTCTATCAAACTGCCGCGAGTGGATTAGGATATTCAAAGGCTCCAACAGTGGCAGAAGAGATGTTCAGAAGGGAAACTGCTTCACTCAACAAGTATGCTCGCAGATGGGCGGCAAGCGCGGGGTTGGAATACAGGACTAAACGACCAATGGATATTGCTCCCGGTAAAATGACACCAATTAACCGAGAGATTTCAAGTTATCTCCAGCGTGGAGAACCCGGAGCGGCGGTTGCGTATGCAAAAGAATATTTGAACTCACTTCCAAAAAAGGAGCGAGCAAATGCAATTCAAAGCATGGAGTCAGGCGCAAGGAATCGTCAACCATTACGACTTGGAAGTGGGCCAATGGATCAAGCGGAGAAAATTGCATTCAAGAAATGGCTCAAAGAAAAAGTCAGTAAGGAAGATTTCGATAAATTTCAAAAGCTGGATAGTGGCTACCAAAAAACATACAATATGTTTTTGAGTGGGCTACCAAACAAATAATCTTGACATCCGCAGAAGCTGATGTAGATTGGTTCTGCAAACTGTTGTGGTTTGTTTCGTGTTATTCATTAGGGAACGCACCTTGGAGAAATTCGGGGTGCGTTTTCTGTTATCGGAACCGATAAAAAATAATTACAAAAAAATGTTGACACGATAATCGGTGAATGTAGATTGGTCTTGTGAACGGCACAACCTCCGTCCATAAAACACTAATGAAAGATAAACCTACACCAAGCAAAACAACCGCTCCAAGCGAGCTTCAAAAAGAAATCTACCTTCGCCTTATTTCATCTTCGGCAGTGGATGGAAAATTTGATTTAGGTAAACTGACCAGCGCAGCAACTCTGGTTAAAATTGGCGATCACCTTCGCGGCGTATCGGAAATTCTGGCAGCTTCGTTTGAAGAAAAACTTCCAGCAGTTACCGAATAATGAGTCTCGCCTGTAATGATGGGGAAGAAGAACCCTACGATCTTAGCGGTGAGATTGAGGAGGAGAGAGAGGAAGACTTTCTCTATGCTTGCGCTCGCCGTGATATGCGAGATGGAATAAACCCTAACGAAAAAAACTGGGATTCAGATGACGATCACGAATAACCACGATTTGCCAGCACCCATGTTTCGCGCCCTATCCCATGATGGGTATATGGCAGGAACCAAGAAGGCAGATATCTCGGTTACAACTTTGATTGGCCCGCCGAAAATCAACCAGCTCAAGAAAAGGTATTCCGAACAGATCGTAGAGGACGCATCCGATAGGGTGTGGGCATTACTCGGTCAGTCGGTTCACAAGGTTCTTGAATTGGCAGGCGGCGAAGAAGAGATGACTGAGAAGCGTCTATACAAAGAGATCAATGGATGGACGTTGACAGGCCAGACTGACCTCTACGAGACAGGCAACCAAGTAATCTCTGATTTCAAAGTAACCTCAGTATTTTCCTTCCTCCTCGGAGGGAAGGCTGAGTGGGAAGCACAGATCAATCTGAATGCCATGCTTTGGAGAGAGTATGGATACCAAGTCAAGAAAGGTCAGATCGTCGCCATCCTCCGTGACTGGCAGGCGAGCAAGGCTGAGTATGACAAAGAGTATCCTCAGTGTGCGGTTCACATCGTTGACATTCCATTGTGGGATGATAGCGAAGTTGTCCGCTACGCTGCTGAGAGAATTAAACTTCACCAAGCGGCGGCAGCAATGCCAGACGATACCATTCCTCACTGCGAACCAAAAGAAAGATGGGCGAAATCAAATACCTTTGCCATCAAGAAAGATGGTAACAAACGAGCAGCAAAAGTGTGCGAGACATTGGAGGAGGCACAACAACTCCTTCCTACCTATGGCGCGAAACACTCAATCGAAACAAGAGCAGGTGGGAACATCCGCTGCGAGCGTTATTGCTCAGTAGCACCCTTCTGCCACTACTACAAAACAACATACAAATCAAATGAGTAACCAATTAGAAGGAATCGAACAGAAGGACATCATCAAACGGGTGACTGGCAAGGTCACTAAACTGTGGGAACCTAAGACATTCAACGGCCCGAAAGGTGAGTTCGTCATCCAAGGTGGAGACATCGAGATCGATGGGCAAACCTACGGACTCAAGTTCTTCAACAATACCCAAGAGCAAAGCATCAAGGGTAATGTAGTCACACTCTCCTCAGTCCGTGGAAAGCATGGCATGACCGGAGTATCCTTGGAGCATGAGACATACGATGGTAAGAATGGTAAGGTAGATCGTGACATCATTAAAGTTACGGCTACTGGCAAGGTTGAGTTTGACCGACCCAACGAAGAGCCTGTGCGTGTATCAGCACCCAAGGTTATCGTAACCGATAATCCAGAGAAGGCACTCGATCAAATCGTAGAGACTCACCTCTACATTGACTCCTTGGTTCGCATGGCATACCTTGGTAAGATCACAGACGAAGAAACTCTTCGGGCGTATGTATCCTCGGTCTTCATCGAAGCTAACCGCAAAGGAATCTCCATCGGTAAGTCAGAACCAAAATCTGAGCCTAAAGCAGAAGAACCAGCAGCACTCGATCCAAAACTTTGGGCTGAAGTTACTGTCCCATCTGGTAGTCATGCAGGAAAGAAGCTTGGTGAAATCGGCAAGCCTGCACTTACCAAACTCTATCAATTCTATTTGGCAAAGGGTTTCAATACCCCATTCAGTAAATGCGTAGAGCAAGCGGCAGAAGACTTCCACCTTGACGCTCCAATAGTAGAAGAAGAGGAAGTAGACGAAATTCCTTGGTAATCATGTTTCCCCCAGAACACCTAACCTAAACACAAACACAACATGAAAAAGAAAGAAATAGAACTATTCAGCCCAACTCAAGAAGGAATTCTTGTGCCTCTCTCAACTTACCTCCGTCAAATGGGGGAGTTTGTTAAAACCGAATGGCCGGGGATCAGCATTACTGAGACTCACATTAAAAAAGCATGGGGGAAACTTCAGAAGAACGAATACCTTGGTGACGATGCGCCAGATGAAATGCTGGAGATGTATGAAAAGATGTCTGCTGATTTAGATATGGCCGAGGAGATGGAAGAAGAACGTCTTGCGTTGCCAGTGATAGAAGAAGCTGAAGAAGTTGAGGTTGAATTAACCAAGGATGAACCAGTCAACGAATCCCTTGCCCTTGTGGAGAGTGTGAAAAACGGATTGGAATTGTCCTCATTCACTCAGAAGTTCGATATTGGCGCGGGAATGACGCAGTGCGTTCCTAAAGGTAAGGTAGAGATGAAAGACTGGGTTGCAGCATTTGCCTTCGGTCTCACTCTGGAATCGGGCGCACAATGGATCATTGGTGACTCTGTGGTAGCATTGGAGAACGCAGGGCATGATGATGTAGTCAATCAGCTTTGTTCTAACTTCAAGAAAAGTTATCCTACAGTATCGGGTTACGCCCGTGCTTGCCGCGCCTTTCCATCCGATAAACGCGATCCAATGCTTCCATTCACAGTCTATCGTGAGATTGGAAACGCCAACTTCGGGGATGAGAAGACTAACGCTAAGAAGCAGAGTGAACTTTTGGAGGCCGCGAAGACTGAGAAACTATCCTCGACTGAGGTAAGGAACCGAGTGCGTAGCGAGCAAGGTAAGGACGATAAACCATCCGTCCATCGTTTCCTTCTCCTCAATGTCGGCAACTTCTCTAACTCAGAAGTCCTCCGCACCATGCCAGAGGAGGTGCAAGAACACCAACTACTGATCGACCTGTCAGACAAGTCATGGTTTGATCCAGCAGAAAACGATTGGCTCAGATTCTTGAAGGAAGCGTAAGAAATGAAAGATAAAAATCTACCAGAAAGCTGGAAGGAAGCACAAACCGCAATGAGGAAAGTAATATCAAGCTACCAAGCTTTTGTTTACTCCGTAAAAGAACTCTGCGACTTGTTAGGTTGGGAATACGAATATCAAATTGCGCGACTGCTTCCAGTCAGAAAATTTGATAGACTGAAAACAGATCACTTCAAAGAAGTATTTGAAGTGCAAGAGGAAAGTATGAAGGAAGCTATGTTTGACTTGGATAAGAAGCGTAAGGGTCTTGCAAAAAAGCAAGAACTTATGGCTCAATTCAATCTAACTGAAGAAGAAATAAACACAATGCTGGAAACAATAAAAACAAACTAATTATGTCAGAACAAACACCACAAAACGAAACCTCAAAATCAATTCTGGAAGCTTTTAGTTTTCATAAATGCGATGACGAGACACTAAACGAACGAGTCCATGCAATGGCAAGCCTATTGCATACAGCATCCATGATGGTTATTAAATCAGAATCCCGTAAGGGTGAAGGATTTGAAGCCATCAAGCACATGGAACTTGCGTTTTTTTATTACCGCGAGTCCCAATTCCGCAAGCGATTCGATAAGGAAGAGGAGAAAGAAGAACCTTCCCGCATCATCAGCTAACAATAAACGCAAAAAAGCCCACCTTGGATTTCTCCTCGGTGGGCTATTTGCTTTTTAGAAATAATGCTTGCTTTTTATGACGGCATAAACTACTTTTGATTTGTTATGCCAGCAAAAATACCATCACAAGTCGGATTAAAATACGGAAGATTAACAATTACTGATGAAAGATTCATTGATAAAAAGCGGATTGCTTTTTGTGTTTGTGAATGTGGCAATCAACACTCTGTAAATGTTCACAAGTTAAGAATCGGACATACAACTTCATGCGGTTGCTTCAATCAAGACACTCTTAAAAAACCAAAACTTGAATCTCAAAACGGGAAGAGACATGGGCGGTTACTAATAACGCACGATTATTTAACTGGCGGGAATAAGCGATCAGTTGATGCTGTATGTGATTGCGGTAAAAAAATAACTATAAAACTCAACTATCTTCGATCAGGAAAAACAGCCTCATGCGGGTGTTATAGGTCTGAAAGTGTATCTAATAAAAACACGACTCACAATATGTCTTACACTTCGGAATACCATTGTTGGGCTACAATGATTCAAAGATGCACCAATCCAAAAAACAAAAAATACCCCTACTATGGAGGTAGGGGTATTTCTGTATGTAATGAATGGATGTCTTTTCAGAATTTCATAAATGACATGGGCAAAAAACCATCTGCACACTTAAGCATTGATCGAATAAACAATGATGGGAATTATTGTAAGGAAAATTGCAGGTGGACAGATCATTTTACTCAAATGAATAATACAAGAAAGACCATCAAACCACATCTTCTTCCGTTTCTGGAAGAAGTGAAATAGTTGGATCGATGGCCCCGTCATTCAGTAAATCAAGCCGCTTTAGCTTTTCGTCCAGTTTTGAGCATATATTTTCTTCTATTGGCACTCCAGCCGCATATACAAGAAATTGACAAGAACGAGATTTCCCACCTGCTCTGTGGACTCTTCCTAATACTTGGCGGGTGTCGAAGATCGAAGGCGTTGGCATAATTAAAGAGACTCTTGGGTAATTTCCATTTACATCGTGTAAGTTTAAACCTTCACGAGTAGCTTGGATGATTCCGATAATGACTCTCGACTTATCATTCTGAAAAGAATCAATCTTGCCCCTTCGATCAATGTCGTTCTGTCCTCCGAATATGGCACAGTCTGTCTTTAACTCTTCCATGAGCCATTCGCGGGTTTCTGTGTAGTTGACTGCGATGAACACTGAATTGCCTTCTTCGATCAAATCACGCGCCATTGCCGCCACTGCTGGAGCCTTCAACATCTCGATTCTCTGACGAGCGCGGGTCTGTTCTGCCAGAACATTGGCCGAGAAGTTTTCCTGCATCCGTAGTTCTTCAATTCGATTGCACAAATCATCATACTCGCCCGCAATCTTTCGAGCGTTATCCATGTCGAAGGCTCTGGCTTTAATCATAGTCTCAGGGAACGCATCGCCCAAGTCTGAGTGGCGCAATCTATTACCTTTCTCTGGATATATGCGAGAATGCAACTTCTTCAGCACTGAATGACCACCTGTGAACTGCATTCCGAAACGGGTTTTCCTGCATCCGTTTTGACCAAGGAAACGATGATAATCCTTGCCGCCTTGGTGCAGACCGAGGAACTGACCGATTGCCCACAACTTAGTAGGATCATCTGCAATAGTAGCGGATAGGGCAACGGCAGAAACATTCTGATTAACCGAGTCTCTGACAAGGAAAGCGTTTTGGGTTGCTTCACCTTTTCCTCTGTGAACCTCATCGAATACGAGAAGAACATCAGGCGGCAGCATAAAACGGAATTCCTTCTTCTTGTCATCTGTCCATCTGCCCATTTGGCTTTTACCTGTTTTAGTCCATTCCCATCCGCAAATCTCAAATACTTCAACGCCCATCATCTTTGCGGCACGATGCCAATCGGTAGTTATCGGTTTAGGACAGACTACCGCAATGCGTTTGCCTAACTCCCTTGCAATACCAAGAGCGCAGAATGTTTTTCCTACACCTGTAGAGTGACCGAGAAGCACCCGATTGTATTTATTCATGGAGGCAACGCCCATCTGCACCGAGGTTAACTGATAAGGCAAGAGTCCTTCGGGATGCAGTAGAGGGATCAAATCCAATTCTGGAACTACTTCTTCTGGATTATCGGAACCGATAATCTGTTTGAATTGCAGGTCATCAGTTGACCAGTGCGTAAGCTGCCATTCCTCGCGGAACTTGCCAAGCTGGATACCAGCATCGCCCATTTGCTTTTTGAATAACTCCTTGTCCTCACCATAGACTTTCCAGAAAGCCTGAGTGATTGGAGCCTTCTTGAGAAGGCGCGGCCCTCGTTTGGTGTTTAATTGAATGGGATGTGACCACTCAACTGTAGCCATCAAATCGTGGATGTTCATGGATTTCTCCTTGCGCGATCTAAAGCCGCCTTGCATTGCATCATAATCAAAGAGTCTGAATCTCCATAGCAATCTAAGACTGCTTCGAGGGCTTCCATTAACTCCCGCTTCACAGACTCACCAGAAAGATGAGTGTTTTTGATACGGAAAACTGGTTTCTGTTTGTGTAGGGTGAATGTTCTCATTTCTTTTTTGGAATGAATGTGGATTTGAATTTAGGTGTTGCGGTTTTAGCTACTGAATCCCAGAGGCGAATATAAGCTTCGGGAGGCAGGCAGGTGGATTGTGTTTTAGTTATGTGTGGTGTTGTTTTCATTTTGGTTTGTTGTGGAGGGAAAATCATTTGACAATTTACGGGTGTTTTGACAATATAAATCTATGAACAAAACACCGGAAACGCCAGTGGAAAAGTTGGGACGTGGAAAGGGACGTAAAAAGTGGGACATGGAGCGGATTGAAACTTTATTCATGGGAGGGGCAGAGATGTCGGACATTCTGAAGCTTCCTGAGTTTGGACAAATGAGTAGATTCTACCTCAAAAATTGCATGGTGAAAGGGAAGTGGATTGAAAAGCGAAAGAGGTTGAGAGAGCAAGTGGCGAATGTGGTTGCGCCTAAGCTTGAGGACTTGATGGTAGTGGAAACTGCTAACCATTATGGTTTTATGTTGCGGGAAATAGCAGCGGAGAGAAAACAGATTGAGGAGCGACACAAGACGGGGAACATTAAAGAGCAATCGCAAAGGCTGGATATCCTTGCGGAGTATGAGAAAATTGCAACGAGGGCATTGGGATTGGATGAGAACAATATGCACGATAAGAAAGGATTAAGCGTGAATGCGATGATTAATCTCCATATTACTGGCCCTCAGAAAGCCGATAAAATAGAGATTGTATCCGGCGAATATGTCCGTGAAGCGGAGGAATCGGAAAATGAATCAGAATTGGCAACCATAGAAGAAAGCGGAGAGGGATAGGACTTCCCCGCATTTGTAGGGTTTACTTCCAAATTGGCCCTAAGCTTTCTAAAAACCTATACATGGGCTTATGTGGAGGGATAAGGCAGACTTTCCCATCTTTGCGAATCCACTCGCAATCTGTCATCTTTCCATCTGAGTCATACCATGCGGAGCATTTGCCAGTGAATTTGCCTGTGATCCTGTGGAGTGCGAATGACCCCGGAGAGAAAATACCACCGGGGAAGATAAGTTTTTGGATCATGCTTCCCCCTTTGCTTTAGCTATTGCGGAGAGTGCGGAATCTAAAACAGCCCCTTCTAATCCATGAAGCTGGCAAAGCAGAACGTAATCCTCCACAACTTGGAGCAAATCGGGTGCGGCGGATATTAGGCGAGCGTTGGCAAGGTTTTCACGTCCCATATCGGAAAACTGACCTGTTCCGGTTGGGAAGCGGCAAATGATTCGCTCTTCCTCGTTTCCATCCCAAGTTTTTGACGTTGTGGAGAGGAAAAACGAGTCCAGAGAAGGGCCGTTTTCGTTGCAGGTGTGGATTGCCCAAGGTGCGGGCGTGTGGAGTGTATTATTCATTATTTAATTTTTTTAGGTTTATGCTCTGGGGAAAGCGTGGAAAGTGAATTATCGTAAACGATCATGCCCGCAGGAGAGCGCGACAGAAAAGAGGAAGGTAACATAGCAGGCGTAGAATAAAAATGCGGCAGAAGGCTTTTTAGAGCAAAGCGGGAATGAATTGAACATCGCCCGCAATGCGTAACAGGCTACAATAGGGTAAATATCAGGATTGCGCCAAGAGTGGAAAGGGCAAGCAAAAGACCGAAGAAGCGGGACTTTGCGCGATTGTATTGATAAGAAGAGGATAATTTAGACATATTAAGAAGAGAAAAGCGGGGAGATTGTCGCCTCCCCGCATTATTGGATTATTTAGTGAATGTAAGGCCGCGAATGAAATCAGAGAGGCGTTCATAAGCTTCGCGAGCGGATACGTGCCCGTCCCAAATAGGACAAGAGACCCCGCCGCCATCATTTACCATCAAATGCACTCCATAACCTCCATAAGCTTGTGACAAGCTAAAGTTGCCAATATTAGCCACAAGTTTGTCATCTTTACGAGTATAAGGAGTCAAAGGACGGTTAAGTATTGAATTGATTGTTTCAATGCGTGCAACGAGTTGTTTTTTTGTGATACGGTTCATGTTATAATTTTAGGTTTTAGGTTTGGCTATCTCTTCAGTTTACACCTGCCACAGTGCAAAGACGGGAAAACTCCCGTTTCAATTTTAACCACAATAGGCCGATTCGATACGTTCGCCGGAATACTCGCAGGTTAGTTCGCCGTCTTCCCAGTTCGCATCACAGGCGACAACCCGCCAGCCATCGCTCACCTTGTTTTTAACAGACCAAAGAACAGAGCGAAAATTAGCCTTCACACTCTCAAATGAAAGTGCGGCCCCATCCGAAGTGATAAAGAAGAGAGGATAACAGCCCGGGAAAGTATAAGCTCCCGAGCGAATCGCAGTTTTCAATTCAGTTGTATTTGAGATATTCATTTTTTGGCTTGTTCTAATTGTTGGATTTTTAGCTTTAGCGCGTTGATCTTTTTTGCATCGGTAAGGGATGCAAGTTTAATTCTCAACGCATGAGTTTGTTTATTCATGTTTCAAGATTCACACCTATCAAAAGACAGGAGCGAAAAGTTTTTTTAGTCAAAGAGCACTTGTGAAATTATCCTCAGACCTTGAATTGATCAGCATCTGCGAACATCACGAAGGAGAGAATACACTAAGTTTGCAATATGTCAATACCTTTTTATTTATTTTTTTTAGGGATGACAAGATAAGGCAAAGCATAAACTATGCCAGCATTGTTACATATTTTTATTAGCAAGATTCATTCCATCGCTCTATCGCTACATAGCGATAAATCAAACATGACATATTCACGAATCATGATGCGATGATATGAGAGACAAATGAAGCAACACATCAACATATCAAGATATGAAGATGCGAGAGACAATATCACTATATCGCTATATAACGATATAACGATTCTTCCATGTATCCAGAGCATGGAAATATCGGGAGAGAAAATATCGAGAGTGAAAAACGATATTCGCAGCGATCAATCAAATCACGATTGCCCTTTTCATTCGTCATTCGAGAATAGCGATTGCTCCCAAAATACGCCAATGTCATCATAGCACTCGATCAATCAAAAGCGATCCTACGCCAACGTAGCGCAAAGGTAAATGCAACTCATTTGCATTATACCATGATCCTTCTTGAGATTGATAACTTCATCTAATCACATAGCGTCGATAATGGATGCAATGCCCGTCTCAATAAGGCTGTCATCATCGGCAAGGACTATACTATATAGTATGGCATAAGCTGTGACACTGGCAAGCTGTGACTCCAAGGAATCTCTTTTCTCTGTGAGGACTGACCCCCCCTCCCCCTCTCCCCCATGCACCCATGCGCGGCTGCTTCCAATACGGAAAACCCCTCTCCACAGAAAAACTGCCTTTTTGTATGTCAATATAAATCTATTAACAGATGATAAGTCTTATGCTAATGTCTTATGCTATGCCTAAAGTCTTATGGTTATCGTTACCGATAATGTTGAAAATTGTGTATCATTCTTTCAACTTACTCACATGAGTAGATAGTCTCTTGGAGTTTGAGTTTTGGCATACAGGTTGGAAGGGTGTATGATTTGTCTATGAATGCTACTCTGTTTGTTGGTTGGATGGTTAGTCTTCCGTTATCCAATTCTACGAATATGAATTCTTTATCTTGGTCTGGGCTATCTGACCAGCCATCGTTTAGGTGGGCAGTGGAGAATAGGTAGGTTCCCGTGTAGATGTTTTGCTTTATCTTTACTGATACTGGCATTCCTCTTAGGATTGGGTTCTGTAGTATGGTAAAGTTGTATGAGTAGCAGTCCCATAGTTGGCTTTCTCCTATCTGCCAGTTTTTGGTTGCCTTCTCTTTGAATCTTACTGCGTTTGGTGGGATGTTTCTGTAGAGTGCGCCGCCTTCGCGTAGGATGACGTTTATTCCCCACGCTCTGCTTGGGATGCTGGTTAGCCCTACCCACATAGCTTCTACTGGCCCTACGGGTTTTTCGTGTGTGTATTCGCTATCTACCCAGATGTAGCGGTGAGTTGGCATTGCGCCGATTTTTGTATTCATTAGCTATTGTAAGAAGCGCATACTACACCTTGCTGCATTGAAGGGTCTGATTGTCCAATTAGTTTGCATTTCACATTTGCAGGAGCGCACCAGTATGAATTTTCTTCCCACCATTCAATTAGTTCGCTTTTGCCAAGTGGGTTTATTCTTCTTGCTGTATCTTCGTCTGGAGCGCATACAACGGCTGAATCGTAGGTATCCCATTCTACCTTATCATCTGAGTGAGATATTAAATATAAGTTCATTTTGTATTCATTATCGTTTCCGATAATTACTTTCTGGTTATTGTCTCTAATACTAAGCAGGCTACTATTATAGTCCATGCTAAGATCATTGCCATGATTTCGTCGCTCATATTCCAAGTATCTTTGCTCCGTTTGGGTAGGTTCCTCTGTAGATTTCTGTTTGTGCTTTTCTTACTACAAATAAGGATGGTTTAGTTGAATGATCCCAGTGCGAGGATAGTTTTTCTTTTACGAATTGGATTAAAGTTACTCCCATTTTTTCTGCTATCTCCAACGCTATTGGGTCGGTTTGGTAGATATCTTTATAGAGGACTCTTTTTATCTTATAGGTGGCTATGGCCTTTAAACAATCCCTACATGGTAGGGTGGTGCATACCAGTGTCTTTCCTTCACCCGGATTTGTATATCTGAGTGCGTTCTGTTCTGCATGGACTACATACTTTGATCTCTCTTCTCTGGATGACCAATCCTCTTCTATACCTTGAGGGAATCCATTATACCCTACTGAGGCTATAGAATTGTCTTCTCTGAGGATTACCGCTCCCACCTTTCTCCAAGGGTCTTTACTCTTCTTAGCTACAACCTCAGCTATACTCATTCCATACTCATCCCACTTCATACATTCCCCTCCTTTATGTGTGCGACAAATTGCTTTTTTTCTGGGTTCTCCCTACTGAGCATTTTTAAAATCCCTACGTATGTGTGCGACATTTTTTGAGGTCTTTTCAACAACTTACAATATGAGTTCATTATCGGTTACGATAATTTGGAGATTTCATCTAACATATCAGATGGAAGTTTATACTCTCCATTTGCCATAACCTCAATCCATCTTGCAGGGTTAATAGTAGCGGTATGCGTCCATCCATCACTTGTCAATTTTTCTTCATGCGCTTCATCTATTACTAAACATTTTATCTTACCTTCTTTGGCGTAGATAAAAAGGAATTGTGGAATCATAGGTTTAGTAACATTTTTTTTGCCCATGTGGGCGTGTCTTTATTTACTTTAATTGTCCATTCTCCAGTAACCGCTTTAGTCATGGATAGTGCTTTAATTACCTTCTTGAAATTAACTTGCTTAGAATCAGTAATTACTTCTTTGGTTGAGAACCTTTCCCCGCAGGCACAAAGCCTCCTCCTTACCACATTGCCATCTTTTTTTCTGCTATTGATGACTTCAGTGGGTGACTCACATTTTGGACAGATCATTTAGTTTTTTTAGGTCTTCCGCAAAGATTGTATTGTGCCATTCCACGCTTCTTGAAGAAGTCTTCACAAGCCTTAGTAATTTGCTTTGAGTTAAGTGGATACTTCCAGCCTACTCTGGCATCATCTTGATCAACATTACCTTCCATGTCTTTTCCGTTGGTTTTCATTTCATCGACTTGCTACCCTTGCACTTCCATTTGCGGCGACTTAAATTATTTGGACTATTCTCATCACTCTTCCAGTCACCTTTGATCTTAGCTGAACGGGCGCAATACGCATCACCACGCTTTGATCCCGGAGAGATTGTCGCGCCTTTCTGACCATACTTCACAGTCTTACTCCTTCCAGTCTTGGCGTTCTTGATTACCTTTGTGAATCGTTTTTCCATAAACTATACTAACTTTGTTATAATTATCTTCCGTAGGGCCATTCATCCCAATACCATCTTTTAGGTGTCATATATTAGGATTTGCCACCACGCTTACGTTCCATTTTCTTCATGGCTTTTGATTCCATCTTTTCGTGCATCTTCTTGTTGCAACCCTTTTTCATGCCACAACATTTTTTACCAGTTTCTTTTTTCATTTCTTCTTTGCAGTTTTAGCTGATTGTTTAAACGCTCTTGCAGTTGGTGCGCCTTTGCTTCCAACCTTCCTCATCTTCTCACCACTACCCGCGGCGATGCGTTTGCGTTTTTCGTTAATATTTTTGTAAAGTCCTGTTTTCATATTACTTATTTTTCTTTTTCATTCCTGCTTGGTTTAGTGCAATTGCCAATGCTTGGGAACGGCTCTTAGCCATTGGTGCTTTCTTCGGGCCTTTAGGGTTGATGCCAGCCTTCAGTTTGCCAGCTTTGTATTCACGCATTGTTTTTGACACCTTCGCGGCCTTACCTGCTTTAGTTGTTGGTTTTTTCATAATGATTCCATCCCATCTCTGAGAAGTTTAAAAAATGTATCTGATGACATCGTAACTTTCCAAGGTTTATTATTTTTTTTAGAAGCCACCGCCCAAGCAATGCCATTAGCATCCCGCTCGGCCTGTTCGCAAGCCTTATCTAAATTTAAGTTCTGAACGCACTTTACTTCAAAGTGGAGCTTACCCTTCAGTTCTTCACAAACTACATCTGGCGAGTCTTGTCCTCCTGCAAATTGCTGGCCTCGTTTAGCGGTGTAACCTTCGGCGCGAAGTTGATCCCGCCATTGCCTTTCAGCGCGTGCGCCTTTAGCTCTTGAGTTTATCATATTCCATATCTAACAATTTGCATTGAGTCTGAACTAACTCCTGATGGGTTTGATGATGCCATTTCATTTCGCTTTCAAGTTTCTCTCTCGCCTCGTTTCGTTGACGTTCTAACCGCTGAGAAGTAACACGCAGCACTGGCGACCAATCGCCACCACTCGCTTTAATGGCAAGATCAGTCTCTGGTGTATCACTCATGGGAGCATACTATCTACATCTTGTATCTGTGTCAATACTTTTGTTTCAGAAAAATACTGGTTCATGATTTTTACCCCTTCATTGTGGTAATTTTCTGCAATACAATATCTTTCTTTGTCTTCAGACTCCCAAATTGTGTTAGCCGCCTCCAAATATTTCAAAGCTTTTCCGTATGCTTGGTCAGTTGTCATTAGTAAACTTCCTCAAGTCTTGAAATATCTCCACGCATCTTAATTTCAGTCATGTAGTTCCTTGCGCCTCGGCGATTCTTCTTGATTGTGAGTCTGCTTTTCTCTTTGATGTGTTCGATATACACTACTTGGTCAGAGTGCATTCCAATTGCCCGTGATTCGCGCAATCTTCCATCATCATTCAATTGAGAAGCTGTGAGCATGATAGAATTGTTCTTTAGTGCTGTCACTTTTAACCTTCTTGCTATCTCACTAATCTGTCCTTCCCTGCTATCTGATCCATCGCAGGCTATAATCTGTAGATAATCTACAACAATTACATCTGCCCGTTTTTCACCGACGTATCGGTTGATATTGGCCTCAATCTCGTCAATTTCTGACACTCCATCCACGATTTCGATAGGTAACTGGTGTAATTTCAACAATGCGGCACTGATTTTAGCGAGTTCCTGTTGGTTAGCGTTCTTGTAATCCTCTGGTTCACGCACTGCATACCCTGCGATGTTGCAAGCCATACGAGTTAGGATGTCTTTTGCCTTCATTTCGAGGCTGAAAAACAAAACTGACTTGTTTTCCATGAGATTTGCGAGTGCCGCTTGAACGAGATAGATAGATTTACCTCCACCAGTCTCTGAAGCTACTGTCATCATCTCTCCTTTGTGCATTCCACCCTTGAGCGCACGATCTACTTTGAGCAATCCAGTGGGAAAAACTTCTTCTTTTACCTTTCCTTCCATCTCATCAATGATTTCGATAATCAAATCTTTGACTGGTTTTACTTTTGTTGTCCGATCCTCGGCGCACTTCATTATCGTTTCCGATAATTCGCGTAAATCTGCCTTACCTGTCCTTAAATTAGGTTCTTCCTTCTCAATCAGGCTTAAAACATCACGATAACCCTTCGTGCGGTGAAGATGTTTGCGGTAATCATCTGCCATGTCTTGGCAAACCTTCCCCGAAGCTACTTTCATCGTGCATAATGTGTCATGGACAGATTCTTCACCACCCGCTGCTTCGAGTTGTCCAGTTGCTTCAAGCTCTGCAATGGCCGAAAACGGGCAGCAAACCCCTGTTCGCTGGTGAACCCCTTGGAGCGCATTAAAAACGATCCTGTGGGCTGGTATGGCGAAGTAATCGCTATCCCATGTTTGTTGGGAAAGGATGTTTCTGTCGATTGCAATGAGCGACAATACTGCCGCTTCACTCTTTTGTGCTATTGGGACTTTTTTCATTAGAATTTATTGTTGTTATGGAATTTTTCTGGGTTGATTATATTTTTTGAGCGGATGACCCAATTAACGAGAAAGCCCCTCGTATATTTTCTGTCTGGATGTGATAGTAACCAAGTCTGTGCATCTTTCGCTTCACGCTCCACGTCCTTATCCGGGTTGAGACGCTGGAGTTCAGCGATGAATTTTTCGTCAACGGGTTTGGGTTCCCGCGATTTTCTGGTTCGCGGGGGGGCCGCGCAATGGGGGGACGTTTCTTTGCCATCGGCAGAGTTCAGTTTGGCGGCAGCCGAACCCGAAGCGTTAGCTTCACTTGGGTTAGTCGGGAAAAGATTTGGTTGAGTAGATTTAACTGAGGAATGTGAGGCCATTGCCGAACTTTCCTCTTGTATTTGTTTATTAGTATTAGGTATTTCATTTATTAGTTTAAGGTATTTGTCTCCTGATTTACCACAGTCTGGGATTTCCGTAGTGTGGAAATTCCCGAGGGTGGCTGACTGCGCAAATCGAACTCCAACAAACCAGCCGATAATTTTTCCAGTGGAATCTTTGCGTTGAATATCCTCAATAAATCCTGCTTCTTTAAGTTGAGTTTTAGCTTTTGAGAACTTATCTCTACCCCAAGAGAGGGCTTTCATTGCGAATTCAGATGTTGCAAAAACAGCGTTGTTCTTCTGCCACTTTTTGGTATAACAATAAAAAGTGTATAGGGCTATGCAATCAGCAGGGTTTTCCATCTTGAGCATTCTGTCTATTGACGGTTTAGTTATTCCAATCAGGTGATCTTCAATTGAGCCTGCGTTCATTGTCTCGCATCTCTCGTATTGTTCGACTCTAAATTTCATTTTAAAAAGGCCACCCCCGGCCATAGAAAGAAGACCGATTGAATGTCGGGTGGAAAGCTCTATGGCAGGTAGGTGATATTTATATTTCGATTTAATCTTCTATTACTCGGTTTCCACGCCGAGGTGCAATTTCTCGCACAACTGAAAACTACTACAGGTTGTATTCGATGTCAAGCATCTTTTTTATCGTTAACGATAATTTCTACAATTCTACATCTACAGATTCAATTTCACCCTGCGACCAAGCATACATTTTATCGTTCATAAGTTC